CATTGGGTTCTACTCTATTATGTGGTTGACAATGATGCTGATACGGTCATCTATAGCAACAAAATGAAAAACTCAAACGATGTGCCTTTGTTTGATGACCTCAAAGAATCTTTCCGTGTAAAACCAAAGAAAGGTCGCATGGTCATTTTTGATGGTATGCATTGGCACACCTCCCTACAACCTAAAACAGCCAATCGCTGCATCATTAACATTAATATCAAAAAATGATGCCCTTTGACATTGATGTGCCGTATCGTATGAGGCCCAATATGCGGCCACTTGGTGAGAATGAACCAATTACTTACCAAGACAAAGATTATGATTACTATATCAGCGAAAAGAAAAAGATTATGGCACAGGCTTATGGTAACAATTGGAATATGCACCTCAGAGCCAAAGTATTGAATTACCTACAATGCTATACAATGAAAGAAGCCATAACCAAGTATCAGGAAGATTTTGTTGTATGGGCGCCTGACTTAAAAGGTCAATTGTCTATACAAATGGCATCGGTGTGCTTTCCCTCTGGCTGGGATCCATTAGAGAAGGTCAATAAAAGTTTTGCTGAGATACATGAGCCTGTAGCTGACAATAAGACCATTATGGCTGCGGCTGACCATATTGCCAAGATGATTACAGAAAAAGGGCCATTTGTTCGGTCTGTATGGTCAATTGCGAACTCACCAGACCTCAACCGCCACCCAGCGGTCAAGAAACCATGGACCAATGAAGGATTAGAGAGTATGTGGTATCGTGCAGAGCGGCAGGTAACTGTACCGCTTGGTAATGCTGCAATCTTTTTTATTCGTACCTATGTGACGCCTCTGCTCTCTGTTGACATAAAAAGAATTAGAGAATCAATTAACAGCATGACCGATGAGATACTAGAATACAAGAGCCTGCACCATGTGGCCAAGGTGCTAAATGAGAATTCTTAGTATTATTTTTGCCTCACTTGCTGTGTTTGGTCTGTTATTATTGATTATTCCTGGTATTGCAATTATATTTGGAGTTATAGGTAAACTACTATGAAAAACTATTGGGGTGACCCGGATGAAGAACCGTTGCCAGATTGGATGAACCCAAAGACCTATCAAAAGGGTCTTAATCCAAAGGCTCGTGTAATTAAATCATTAGAAGAAGCGGCAGCAGAAGCACTTAAAAAACCTGCTGTTCCGATTATATTGAAACCTCCGTCGGAGAAAGATTATGAGTAACGAAAGTTTTGAAGTAAAAGAGTATATTGTAAAGCTAAGAAAATGGTGGGCTGCCTCGCTTGGCATTATTGTTGCATTGGTCATTGGCATCTTCTTTGGTATAGCACTTACAGAAAGAAAAATTCTAAGTGACTGCAAGTATATCAATAATTTTCGCATTGACAACAATGGTTTTTCCTGCACTAGAAAGGTCTGATGATGAATTATGATTGGAGAGAAGGCGCTCACAATGCAGGTTGCCACTATTTTTACACCAAAGAAAACGGTCTCATTGTAGGTCAAACATACAATATTGCTCATACCAATGTATGGGTCTCAAAGATATACCGCTCACACAATGATGAACTATACCTTGGTCAGTATATTACACTTGAATTTGCCAAAGGTGCCGTGGAGAACTATTTTGAAATACAGTCCAGGACACTATTAGAGCAGGGCCTTTAATGTAAGTGACCACTCACCTTCTGTTGCTTCCACACAACACCACCCCTTGACAAACCCTTGGTTCTATGGTAATATGGTATTTCAATAATTGATGAAGGAGATATACTATGGCTTATATGAATCAGGAAAAGAAAGCAAAAATCGCCGCTAATCTAAAACCCATTCTCAAAAAGTATGGTGTCAAAGGCTCGCTGCGTGTTCGTAATCATATGGCGATTTGCCTGACCATTACCGAAGGTAAGATTGATTTCGTCAAAGATTATGGTGCCGATGCCAAGTTTGGTATACAGGTCAACCCGTATTGGTATCAGGAACATTTCACAGGTAAGTCCAAAGAATTCCTCTCTGAGGCAATCCCTGCCATGTATTCTGCTGACTACTATGACAATTCTGATGCTCAGATTGATTACTTTGATACCGCCTACTATGTTGATGTAAATATTGGTAAGTGGAATAAACAATATAAGGTGGTCGTATGAATGTGTTCTTAGTATATTACCAAGAAAAAGATTATGCTGGTGATGTGGGTCGCACGGTATGGGACGGTGTCTACGATTCAAAAGAAAAAGCACAGGCTCGTGTAGATGAGTTGCGTAAAGATGAAGGTGTTGAAGATGCTGATTTTGAACAATTTGAGGTGAAATAATAATGGAACTAGAAGCAAAGCACTATGATACGATAATGGACTGCTTGGATGAGTTTGACTTTGAGCGAGTCCATAAAGTGATGACCTTTCTGGATTGGGCATGGGCTGATGGTGGAGTGCCAGAGATTATTGACCTCCGTAGAAATTGCAGAAAGTATCTGCAAGAAGTGGTTCGTGGTGCATTAGAACGAAAAGATGAAGGTGGTGAGTTTATTATGGCCAGCGGTGGGTTTCGCTATGAATCCAAACTCTATGAAGATGGTTTTCTATGGTTACGAATGAGTTTTACGATTGAAGATTGGGATAACGCAGAATGAGTGTTGAAGCAATGAAGCAAGCATTGGAGGCTTTGGAAAAACTCTGGGACATCATTGATGACATTGATACCTATGGCGACATGGCGAAAAGTGACGACAAGTTGTATCGGTCATTGGTTGAACGCAGACAGCGACAACGCTTTGAGCAAACTGGAATTTCTACAGATGGGTACGAATTGAATGGTGGGGCCATCACCGCACTACGCCAAGCCATCGCAGAGGCAGAGAAGCAAGAGCCTGTGGCGCAATGCACATATCCAAAATGCCAAGCAACAAACGGGTGCGTTGGGGCTTGTTCTAAAACCGCACCTGTACACGCCAGCGACATATCGCAAGAACATGAACATGAGTTTGAGGAAATGGTCAAGCGAGGCACGAAGGCTTGGGCCGATACGCCTGATGACTGGGTGGATGATTTGCGGGGCGGGGCAGAGAAGCAAGCCATCCAAGCCAAACTAAAGGAGAAGAACACATGAGCAAAAAACTTAAAATTGATTATGGAACATGCTGGCCAGACGAATATGATTGGGAAACTCAATTTGCCGAAGCATTAAACGGTGCTTACGGATTTGTCACAATGGATGCTGGTAAGTTAAGAGGAGTTGCGTTGGCTTACAAAGAACTTCGTGAATCCAAGAGGCTGGTTTTTGTTGGGCTGACGGACGGGGAGCGAAGTGAATTGCTGACGCAGCATCATGGATGGAATGAGTTTGGACAAGCCATTGAAGCCAAACTGAAGGAGCGGAACACTTGAAATTCTCTGAGCTCGTATCTTTAATCCGTGACTATGAGGATGCCACATGGTCGCCTACTGCCTTGGGTATTAAATTTGGTTGTGATTGTGGGTGCGGTGGTGATGCATACACCGCTGAATCATGGGACGAAGCAGAACAAGCTGCTGCCGATGCTGTCGTAAAGGCAAAAGAGTTCTGTATTAAATGGGGATTTGATTATGATGGGATGGAAAATAAATGAGTAATTTACATTATCATGCTATGGCAGAATTCCGTGCTGCTGGTTTTATTGACGAAAACGGAAACTATTGTGATGAAATGCAAGCAGCAGTTTGTAAGAATATACTGAAGATGCTTGATGTGTTTACCGATGAAGGGCACTCAGGGTTTTCCGCATCATATACTGTGAATATGTTTAGTAAATTAGCTATGTTTCAACCACTTACTCCGTTGACTGGTGAAGATTGGGAATGGCATGAAGCAAGTCCTGGTGTATTTCAAAACAAACGATGCAGCCATGTATTCAAACAAAAAGATAGGTTTGATGGACAAGCATATGACATTAACGCTAAAGTGTTTTGGGAATGGGTGAGGAGTGGAGATTTTGGTGCAATCTCAAAGAACAGTTATACAAGTGGTGATTCGTTTGTGCCAATTACCTTTCCATATACTCCAAAGCGTGAGTATGTGTTTGTGCCTACCAAAGAATTTCCTAATGAGGTATTGACTAATGAATGAACGAATCCGAGAACTTGCTGAACAGGCTGGATTAGAATTTGACGACGATTTGGCATTAGAACCTGAGCCAATTTATTACATAACCCAAAAGGACTTAGAAAAGTTCGCCGAGTTGATTGTTAGGGAATGTGGAGTAGCATTGAGTCCTATGTTGCGTGATATGATTAGCCGAGGACAAGCATACGATTTGATTAAAAACCATTTCGGAGTTGAAGAATGAATGAACCACAACAATACAGAGAAAAATACTGGTGGGAATATTATCCACTTCACAAGGTCTGGTGCAATGACATATGCCCATTGTTTCCGAGATTTGATTATCATAAAGGCGATGAATACAATGCCAATCGTTGGTACTTGCATTGGTTAATCTTTACAATCTGGACAATGGAAAATTTCTCATTCGGTATTGATTGTGAGATTAGTCCATCAGGTGGTGTATGGGCTGGTCTGATTCTACCCTATCTAAGAATCACAGTAGGTATTCGTCATATGCATTATGGTTGGCAATGGAAACTGGATAGAATGTTGCGAAGAAAACCAGCCAAGAAGAATGAGAATGGAGAGTATAATTGATTGACTGCACAGATGAACAACTAATTGAGGAAGTGCGCCGCAGAGGTTTTGTCATTAGAGATGCTCAGATAGGTCGTAAGTGGGTTGGTCTATCAGAAGAAGAAGTTGCTTTGATTTGGCACGACATGGGAGCCAGACCTAAAATCAATGGTTATGATTTTGCCAAAGTGATTGAGGAAAAGCTGAAAGAGAGAAACGCTATGAATAATGCTGGAATGTTAATGAATAACGAAGAATGGCAAGAGAAGTATACCAAGATGAGTATCTTCTATCAAGACCGATTGAAGTATACTGAAAATATGTTAGCCAAGGCAATGGAAATGAATATGAACCTGGTTGGTATGTTACAAGACAATCGTGCAGAGGATAAGTTTGGTGGTCCAGGAATTGGTGATTCAAAATTCAAAGACCCATCAATCTGGAATGGGTGTGCCGTATGTGGTCTCAAAGGTGTAAATGGATATGTCTGTCCAAATACAGCCTGTCCTGGTCGTATAACCTGTAATACATCTACAGCGATTTGATATGAATGACCTTAACGCATCACCGCAAAATGTACCATGGACTATGCCAGAAAAACAAGGCGAAGTATATTATACCTCCAAGTTCGTACCACCACCGCCACCAAATCTCAAAATGACGATTATGATGTAGTCCTGCATACTCTACAAAAAGAAAGAGATTTGCTTTGGAGTATGACTGAACGAAACATGAATTCTGAGTATGTTGGTATGAATATTATGGATGACATCAGGCTCTCTCAGATTCGGCAGTTGGATATCGCTATCAGAATGTGGAAAGAAAGGTTGGAGAATATCAATGAGTGAACCGAAAGCATATAGAGATAAAGAGTGGTGGGAATATTATCCCTACCATAAAATCTGGTGTAATGATTATTGTCCTCTAGTCCCAAGATACCATTTCCGACCTGGTGATGAATTAAACTCCAATGCGTATTCGTTTCATTGGCTAATCTTTCATATCTGGACTATGGACCATGTAACATTTGGTCTTGATTGTGGCATTGACCTGAGTGAAATTTATGTCGCTGCCTCTCTACCATACCTTAGAATTACCATCGGTGTCCGTCATATCTTTACTCGTTTTACCTATAATCTGAGTAGAAAGCTTCGCCGTAAACCAGCCAAGAAGAATGAATACGGAGAGTATAATTGAATAAGGTCGTGCTAACTTGTGGTTGCCAAGTATCCTCAATCAAAAATGGTATATTCGCTAAATGGGAGAGTACCACAAGAGAATGTGAACCTGCTACCGCCTATGGTATGCTCTGTGCTGACCATGTAAAAGAGTATAGTGCTACCGTAGAGGATAAAGAATGAATAAACCCTATACTATATTCAACCAGACCAAGAATATACCCGTTAAGGTATGGGCCAATAATAAGATACAACCAGACCTTACTGAATGGGACGAAGAACTATGGGTAGAAAGACCAGAAGATTGGTATGCTCTATCCTCACCACAATTAAGAAACAAGAGAGTCCGTATAGTAGAAAGAGATATATGGCTGAGATACTAGATAGGTAGTAACCAGATTGTAGTAAAATACCTGAAATCCGATGCCTGGCGTCTATAAAGAAAAAAACTGTAAATTCTGTAATAAACTCTATCGTAAGAGAGGGCTATACTGTAGCCAATCGTGTGCCTCATATGACCGAGAAGCCACCGATGCTCAGAGAGAGAATATGCGAAAGGTTGCGACAGAGTATAATAGAACTCCCGAAGCCATCGCTAAACAAAAACAATTAAATACTCCGTTGGCCTCTATGACCGTTGAAGATTTCGCTGTTCATATACCTGACCTCCCTCCTGACCTCTCCGATTATACTGATTATAATAGGGCAGAGGACTGGTAAGTAAGTATTCACTAACCCCCTGTTGTTTTTATGCAACAGCCCCCCTTGACAATCCCTCCAACCCTGTTATACTGATAGCCTATTAAAGGAGATTTTCTATGCCACGATTTTCTGATGACCTTACTGATTTTACTGAAGAAGCTGAGAAGCTTGGGTTTGATAAGCTTGTGCAGCGTATTGAGCAGGAAGAGGATGAGGAAGAAATGATGCTTGCCCTTGGTCCTCGGGCTTTTGGTCCTGACTATGATGATGAGGGTTCTAATGATTGTGATGGTCTTTTTTATTGGGATTTGAAGTAATGCGGAGAAAGCGTAATGACCGTAATTATGTTTTATATTCTGTTTTTTCTGAGGATACTGGCGACTCTTACATTGGCCTTACTGTTGCTACCGGCCGTGCTTTTCTACGGTCTGTTAAGGTTAGGGTTCAAAAGCACCTATCCCGAGCTAAATGTGAAACTAAGGATTGGTCGTTTTGCGAGTTTATACGCCAGAACCCGGAAGCCGAACTCCGATACCAAGTAATTGAAGTGGTGCGTGGGCGTAAGCCAGCGTATCAGCGTGAGCGTGAGTTAATCGCTGAATACCAACCGACATTGAATACTTTTTGAGGATGCTATGAGTAAATTTGCAAGATATATTGAAACCCGTAATGCTCGCTTTGATGCGATTCAGGCTGCCGTAAAAGAATTTGAATTGAAGAAGCCCGAATATTCTTACCAGTCCGGCTTCTACATTTCACAATTAATGAGCCTGGCCGCTGACCGTCAGGATACGACCGAAGACCTCATCCGAGCCCTCCAAGGAGTAAGTAAGTAATCACTCACTTACGATGTTGTATGAAAGCAACAAAACTCCAAATAGTCCTTGACATTCCAGGCAACCTCTGTATAATGGGTCTTGTTGATTGATTGGAGATACTATGATTAATACCGCTGACCTGAAACCGATGAGTGCCGCTGATGTTCTAAAGCGTTACAAAAACCCTGCTGCTACCATGCCTACTCGCACCCTTGTTGATATTGAAAAGGAAATTGCGAAGTTGGAATTGGAAGCGGCTTATGCGCTTGCCGTTGAGACCTTTCTGGATTGTGATTATAAAAAGGTGAAGGTTTCAAAGCGTGTTCCAATCGTCCCGAAATATGCTCGCGGAGTTTGCAAATGATTGTGCTAGAATTCGCTACGCTGTTCCTTGGCTGTACCGCTATTGTGTTAATTATGAAACCTTGGAGTTTAAATTGAGAACCAAAGTGATTATTGATGGGTTGAATAATACCCAAAAGTTCCGTGTGATTTTAAACGGAATTATTATTGGTGATTGTCAGGTGAAGGACCTGATGGCCAACCGCTTTCAGGATGTTACACAGCGGGTTGCGGTCTGGGAATCGCTGATGGATATTGCCATGCGTCGCCGTCATGGTTTGAATATGACCGGCTTTGCTGGTAATAAGCGTGGCTATGATGTTCAGGTGGACTTAGTATGAGCTTTGAAATGTTTACGGAATCAGGCAACAACCTGGTGACCGACCTTGTAAAGATGGCCAAGACCTATGGGCTTGATGATGCCGTGGTGCTTGGTATGATGAGTGCGATTGGTAATAATCCTGACTTTGCAGAGATTACCGACACCGCAGTCCGTGAAACCGTTGGTATTGAATTAGGATGGTATTAGTAATGACAAACGAAGAATTGATTAAAACCCTACGGATTGCCGCAGAGGTTGAAACTAATATTGCTCTGAAAATGTTATTGATGATGGCTGCTGACCGAATTGGAGAGGTGAAATAATATGATGCTCGTCATTCGCACACAAGACCGAGAGAATTACGCTGCCCACCAAGGGTTCACCGGAGAGTATTACTGGAAGAACAAGGGTGGCTCAGAATATAAGGTTCTGGATGTACCTCTGAACATTGACCATGCTGCTGTGGTGGATATGGTTCGCTCAGAGATTGAGCAGGACAATGATTACTACCAGACCAGTATTATTGACTGGTCCGTAGAAGCAGACGATTACCTGTCCTGGTTTGAAATGAGCCAATTAGAATATGATGGCGAGATAACCTGTAAAGAACCAACCATAGAATATACGGAGATAGCATATGGCTAGAATAAAAGACCTGGTAATTGAAGTGCTAGAATTATATGAAAACCGAACCCCTCTGGTGGTAATTGCTTCTTATATGGATATGAGCATAGAAGAAGTCCTGCAAATTGTTGAAATGTATGGCGAATAATAGCGTTGGATACAGTATGGAGGAGTCCTCTACAGCAGGTCTACTTTTGTTCTAGATTCCTTTGCTCGCTGTTCTTTACCAGCATTTTTCGCTTTTCTATACCAGATTGTCACAAAATTTTTTTCGGCCAGGAATTGGTCATAGGAGTTGATTATGGAATATACTGTTGAGATTTACAGAAGGGATGCTCGCCGTAAGACCGGTGAGAAATTGGTACTTACAATAGATTACAAAGATGTGCCAAAGGAGGGCGTAGAGAGGTATTGTCTGGCTAACTATTCACTCCCTAAGTATCGCTTTGAGATACACGAAACATGGGTAGTAAAGAAAAATCTATTGTCAGGTGAGGAGTTTAAGGAGCGTTATGATACTCCTTATTATTGTTCACCATCTTCAGAAACTTATTGGAGTATGTAATATGAAGGTTGTAATTAATTCAGATTTTGGTGGGTTTGGTTTATCAGATGAAGCCATTCGTGAGTATGGCAAGCGAAAGGGATTAAACTTGGTAGAAGATGGTCCCGATAAGCATGGTTTTACCTACTTTTACATTGGTCAGGTTTCGGATAATAATTACTTTTTTGAAAGCGACATTGAACGAAATGATCCAGTATTGGTGGAAATTGTGGAGTTCTTGACACCCCAAAAGGCAGGTAGTCGTTTTGCATCTTTAAAAGTGGTAGAGATTCCTGATGATGTGGAATGGGAGGTTAAGGAGTATGATGGTGTGGAACATATTGCGGAGGTGCATAGAACATGGCGATAATGTATGGAATTGCGGCGGTTTTGGCGGCGACTTCTCTCATCACGGGAGTTTTACAGCCCCTGATGCTGGGTCTGCTAATTGTGTTTTGTTGTATTCTTTTTGAATGGGCTACAAATGACTGATGATTTACTTGCAACACGGAGGCAGTATCGTGCTGTCTATACAAATTGGCCAGTATCGGTAATTGAGGCACATATGATACTGATTGATTGTAAAGTGGCAAAAATGCACCCGGATGAAATGATTGAGGCACGGCAATTAATGGATGAAAGGTTGCCTCTTTGGCGGTAGGTTTGTGTTATAATGTTATTTCTTTATTATGGAGTTGTGAAATGAAAAAATTGATTGTTGTAATTGCGGCAGTAATGCTCTCGGCGTGTTCTACCTTCTCACCGAAAAAAGATGAGCCCAAGGTCAATACTGATTTTATGGGCGGGAATATCAAAGTGTCCTATAGTTTGACCGGCGAGTTTCAATCGCTAACAAGTAGCGGTGTCGCCAAAGTCACTAGCAACCTGCCCTCGGCCGTTGATGAGGCATATTTGGTCGCCACACTTCAGGCTCGGAAGCAAATCGTTGAGTTTATGAAAGTTGAAGTGGAGAACAGTAACTTTATTCGTGCGGTGGCTGAATCTCTCCAAGAGGGTGTCAATACAAACGGTTCGCCTGATAACAAAGTGACCTCAAAGATTGCGACTGAGCTGCAAGACAACATTAAGCAGCAATCAAAGGCAATTCTGACCGGCACTTATGTATCGGACAAATCATATGATGCCTCTACTCGGTCAGTCAAAGTGGTCATTAAAACAGGTGTCAAAGATAACGAAGTAGCAAAACAGGTCTCTCGCATGATGGGTAACTGATATGAAAAAACTAATTGCATTGGTCTGCTTTATGGCAACCAATGCGTTAGCTGCGCCGCTCACCTTCACGGCCATGGACATGGTTTCGTTGATTATACAAGGTGTGCGGTTTTCTTTTTCTGATATCGTACCAAAAGAAATTGTAATCAATGCTTCAGGTACAGGTAAAACAAAAGAAGAAGCAGTCAATAACGCCTTGGTAGTTGCTGTTCAAAAAGGTATCGGTGTATTGGTCGTAACTGATGATACGGTCGCCAACGGAAAAGTAACTCGTAACCTTGCGGCTCAGTATTCATCTGGTGTGGTCAATTCGTATGGTGTAATTCGTTGCAATTCTTTAGGAACTATTCAATGTGAAATACAAGCAAAAGTGTCACCATGGAAATTTCAGCGTCAATTACTTGCCAATACCAATGCAGTCAAAGTGAACGGCGATGACCTCCATGCACAACACATGACCATGCAGTATGCCCTGGTTCAGCGAGTAAAACTAACACAGTATTATTTCTCACAATTGCAACATTCTGGTTTGGAAGTAAAAGTCAAAAGCATTAAGATGATGCCTACGATGAGTGATACTGCTACGCTTTTGTTGGACTATGAAGTGCGTATGAACCCTGAGTTTAAGAAGAACTTTATATCATTTTTAGAAAAACTGGAGAAAGACACAAATGGAAGAACTGAAGAAAATTACAGAACCTATATTCAATGGGGTCCAACTGGCTTATATGAAAATCGGGTATTCATTAATGCTTACAATGCGAATTTTAGGTCTATGATGAATTCATACCTTTCGGCACCAATCTCTGTTGGCATTAAAGAGCTGGGTGTATGTGAGAGGTTTGATGTACCAGGTGGAAATGTAATGACCGTTGATTGGTATGGTTTCAATAAACAACGGACAATTGAGGTGCCTGCAAATGCCTTGAAAAAGTTAAATAACATAACACTTACGGTAGGATGTAATGAAACTTAGTTGTAAAATTAAATGGGTTGCTACGGTCGTCACACTTGCTGGTGCCATAGCAACCGCTTTGATGTATGACCCACTTAACATTTACTTGTTAAACCTTGGTGCTTTCTTGTTTTTGATTTGGGGTTTTATGATTAAAGACAAAGCAATGATTACAGTAAATGCTGGTCTTTTGTTTATCTACATTATTGGAATTATGGTGAGAATATGAATAGCGTTTTTGTATTAATGATTATCACAGCAAATGGTGTTGTTGAAGCACCAAATGCTTTTAAATCACTAGCAGATTGTCAAGCTGTTGTTCAGCGTGTTCAAAGAGAAACTTATTGTGTTGAAAAGAAACCGGTTGATGTTCAAAAGGAAATGAATACTTTTTTAGCATTGTTTAAGTCAATGCAGAGGCAGATGGAAAATGATTTCGCTAAAGATACAAAATAAAAAACCTCGCAATTTCGTAGCGAAGGATTTGTTCAGTCCTAAATATAAGCTTCGTGTAGTAAAAAGCAAGAAGAAATACAATAGGCAGTTGGACAAATCCTCACTACGAAAGGAAGTTTATGCAGCAGCCTGAAGATAAAAAGTCACATGAATTTGATGGCATCTATTTTTTACCTTACGAAGATGAAAAAGAAGAAGGGCTTTTAATATCATATTTTGATTTTAAGAATGAAATGGCAGACGGAACACCAATTGAAGGAACTGCCATAGGACCAAAATATCATATTGCCTTTTTCAAACAAGGTGAAGATGGAATGCCGGTATTTGATGAAACATTTGAGGCAATTCTTGGTGACCCTGGCAAATACATTCAGAACCTTACCGGTGCCGGAGTGTATGGTTGTGTGGTAAAAAAGACAAACAAATCACAAAAATGGTTTGAAGATTACCTCAATCGCACATTAAATCATATTACAATGAAGAAGATGGTCGGTTGTTTGAAGTCAATTTTAGAAACTAAATGATGAAAGTGAGTATATTATGCCTAATTGGTGCAACAATACATTTGAACTGGTAGCTCCGAAAGAAAAGATTCGTGAGTTTGAAACTTTTCTAAACGAAAAAAATGGTAAAGATTGGTTTGATTTCTTTGCTCCATGTCCACAAGAACTTAAAGATGTTGGTGATGTATCTGTTCATCACACCGATGAGCAATTGCTAGAAAAATATGGATACTCTGATTGGTATTCGTTTGGTCTTGGTGAATGGGGTTGTAAATGGAACTGTGATGCAAACGATTGGACAGTAAGTGAGTATGATGATGAAAACCTAAGCATCAATTTTTGGTTTGATTCGCCGTGGGGACCACCAGAAAATTTGTATCAAAACATTAGTAATGGCAATTTTGGCGAAGATTTGAATGTGTTTGCTGAATGGCATGAAGAAGGAATGTGTTTCGTTGGTCGCTTTCAGTATGGTGATAGTGAAAATTATGAATATTCTGACCTTGATTCGCTTGATGAAATCCCGGAAGACCTGTTAGACAACTGGAATATCCGTGAAATGCTTGAAGAGCGTGCAGAATGGGACGAAGAAGAAGAATTGGAAGAGATTGCTGAAGAATTTGATTCGCTTTCCGATGATTCCAAGCAAAAAGTTTTAGATGAGTTGAAAGAAGAACTAGCAAAAAGTGATGAAACACCTAAAAAGTGGCCAAATTAATTGAAGGAGTTGATAATGGCAAGTGAAATTGATACAAAAGAAGGTCGTGAGTGGTTAAAAGGTCTGCTTCGTGAGCGTGAAGTGACAATTTTCTTTACAAAAAAAGACGGAACTGAGAGAGAAATGCTCTGCACTCTTTCGGAAAATAAAATTCCGTCTGAAAAAACGCCAAAAAACAGCGGAAAGTCAAAATCTGATGATGCACTTGCTGTTTTTGATGTGAAAAAAAGTGATTGGCGCAGTTTCCGCTGGGATTCTGTGAAAAAAGTTGAGTTTTCTATTGGAGAATGAAAAAATGAGTGAAAAAAAGCGTTTTGCAGTTGAATCTTTGTCAACTTTTGCTGAAGTTCATATAGTTTATGCTGAAAATGAAGAAGAAGCAAAAAGAATTGCTGAAAATTCTGACTACAATATGTCAAAATGGCTTGGCCAACAAATAATTCGTGTTCGTGATTGCGGAAATAAGCAAATTGAACGCTATTGCAAAGAAGATGAGTATTTTTTCACAGGCGCTGCACAAATTAACAAAGACGGTTATCTTGTTTACACAGACCTTGACGGGGAAATTGTAAATGAAGCAATGCCAAAAGAATTTTTAGGATAATTTTTAGCTCCGTTAGTTAAATGGTATAACACTTAAAAAATATAAATAGTTATACCATTAAGAGGTTTTAAAATATGAGTAAAAAATTAACATTCAGTTGTTTAAGTTGTAAAAAAGAACATACAACATTGAACAAATATTCAAACAAAAATTTATTTTGTTCTATACAATGCCAACAAGATTATTTAATGGATGAAAGAGTTAAAAGTGGTAAAGCAAAACCCAGAACATTAAAAAAATTCCTGATACGAAATCATGGAAATAAATGTTGGACTTGCGGTATACTAGAGTGGAATAATAAACCAATTGTTATGGAATTGGAACATATTGATGGCAATTCTGAAAATAACGATTTAAAAAATTTATCTTTAATATGTCCAAATTGTCATTCACAAACACCAACATATAAAGCAAAAAATGTAGGAAAGGGCCGACATTCTAGGAGAATGAGATATGCGGCCGGAAAAAGTTTTTAGCCTTCAAAACATAGGTAGCGATGTACCCGCCTTGTAAGCGGGAAAGTTCGGCGCAAATCCGGATGAAGGCACCAAATACGGAGTTTAGCGCAGCCTGGTAGCGCATCTGCTTTGGGAGCAGAGGGTCGCAGGTTCAAATCCTGCAACTCCGACCAATCTGCGAAAGTGGTGGAACTGGTATACACACAGCACTTAAAATGCTGCGCCTTAGGGATTGAGGGTTCAAATCCCTCCTTTCGCACCAAACTGACCGTGGTGAAATGGATATCACAGTAGCCTTCTAAGCTTCTATTCCGGGTTCAATTCCTGGCGGTCGGACCAAATGGGCGAGTAGCTTAATGGTAAAGCAGGCGACTCATAATCGCTTGAGTGTGGGTTCAATTCCTACCTCGCCCACCATAACTCTTATAAATATGTACCTATTGATATTTGTCAGCTTGTGATTTACAGTATGCGAATTACAAGAAAGGCAAGTATGAAAAAAGTATTGGTCTCAATCGCTATGATTGTGGCTGCAGGTTCTGTTTATGCTCAAACTGTAATAGACACTACAACCAAAAGTTATTCTGATTCAAAAACAAAAGTAGAGAGTCCGCCACCAACGGCCGTGGCTCCTGCTATCACAACCATCAATAACGATGTTTGCGCCATTGCAGCTTCCGGCGCAGTTCAAACACAGATTCTTGGTATCTCTATGGGCGGTACAATGCGAGATATGAATTGCGAAAGAATCAAACTAGCAAAAAATTTATATGACATGGGTATGAAAGTTGCCGCTGTAGCAACTCTATGCCAAGACGAGCGCATTTTTACAGCTATGAATGCCGCTGGCACTCCTTGTCCTGTTGAAGGTAAAATTGGTGCTGAAGCAAAAGATGAGTGGGAAAAAAGAGGAGTTGCAACCAAAGGTGGCGACATTGGGTTTTATGGAATTTCTGCACCAAAGAAACAACCAGAAAAACTTGATGCTAAAAAGGGAGAATTTCTCTGTAAAGATTATGCAGGAGATGACCCAACAATCAAAGAGAGATTAGGTTGCAAGTGAAAACCTTTCTGATATCTTTATTGTTTGTTTGTGGTTCTGTTTTTGCACAACAGACCACTACACCTAATTTAATTGGCAACGGCGTTGGTTATGGTAGCGGCGAATGGCAAAATATTGGCGCATACACACAATTAAATGGACAATTACCTACTGCTGTTTTTGGATGTTGCACAAGTTTTGGTTCTGGTGTTCTGCTTGACACCTCTACTAGCAGTCCTAATGGTCAATCAGGTCAATTACATTGGAGTTATGGTCTTTCAACTGTTCAACAAGTGATTGCAATTAATCAAGCGTTGTCAGGAACAGGAATTCGTATTAATGGTTATAATTGGGGTTATGAAGTAAGAAATGCAAACGGCGGCGGAGGACAAGGTGGTGTTGATTCACTTACCGCTTCTACATTCCTAAAAGATAATACTGGTTCAACCGTTCTTTCAGATACAAGAACATACAATACGACTTCAGAATGGAATTGGTACGGAGGTACAGTAACATCAGCAACACCAATTACAAACGCAGACCAAGGCCAACTTGGCATTTCGTTCACATCTATAGATTCTGGTTATTGGGCAGGTTACTATGGCCCACAGGTTCGTAATGTGAGTATGGGTTTGAATTATACGGTTGACGCTTGTGCTTCTAATCCATTGTCAGACCCATCTTGTCCTGGATATGCAGCTGCTTATCAGACACAACAATGCTCAATTAACCCATTGTATTCGCCGTCTTGTCCTAATTACACAACGGCTCAATGTTCAATTAACCCATTGTATTCTACCTCTTGTCCTGGTTATTCAGCAGCTTATTTGACACAACAATGTAACTTAGATGGACTTTATAGCACTTCTTGTCCAAATTATGCTGAAGCCTATGCGAAGAAAAACATTTTAAGTATAGATACAACTGGTACAAGTTCACCGACACAAACAACAAACACAACTTCAAAAACAGAAGCAACCACAAAAGTATCATCAGATGGTAAAATAGAAACTTCAGTATCAAAAACTGGTGATAGTAATGTGGATAGTGTAATTGAAGCGAAAGCAACATCTGCTTCTCCTGGTGATGCAACTGCAACTGTTCAATTGACACCACCATCTGGAGGTTCAAATGTTAGTCCTCAAACAAACACCAAAACTGAAACAAAAACAGAAACAAAGGCCGCATCATCCAGTAATCAACAACAAACCACCAAAACTGCAAGAACAGAACGAAACGAACAAAAATCTGGAACTAATGAAGGTAAATCTAATAATGAAATGAAACAGGCTGCACAACAAAAAGCCAAAGAAGAAATGAAAAGAGCAGAAGTAGCAACATCATTTGAAGGCCAGGTGGCAATTCAACAAAATGTGATTGGTGCTATGAGTTTTGTTCCAGGTTTTGCTTCTTATGCTAAAGCAGATGTGCCAGATGTTTTGCAAAGGCAGTTACAAAGGCAATATGGAAAAGATGTTGTAGATAATCGTGCTAATCGTAGAATGTTTAGTGGTTCAGATAAACTACACGAAGAAATGGTTAGCCAACAATACAGATGACAAGCACACTATTTGAATCGTTCATGGTATTTTATGCACTAGAAGTTTTAGTTCTAGGAGTTTTAGCATTTAATATTCTTAGAGAAATGAAACAAGAAAAACTAGATGAACAGGAAAACGAAAGTCAGAGAGCAACAGGTCCATCTGCCTCTGATATGATAAAGATGAGAGCATTGGCAAAACAAATGGACAGACAAAAGTAAGGAATTAAAATGCCAGAAGAAATCAAAGATGTAAATAAAAAAGTTGATGAAATGGAAGCAGCTGTCAAAAAATATGCCAGCAAAGATACCGTCATCAGCATTGGTGGTTATGAATTTACGCCAGCAAAATTAATGGTGGCTGCGACAATCGTATCTTCAACACTAGGTGGCCTTTATGGTGCTTTTGAAGTTTATAAAGATTACCAAGGTATGAAAAAGAAAATTGCGGAGTATGTTGCACCTGATTTAGGAGAGTTTGATAAAAGATTAGCTGTCATTGAAGAAAACTCCACTAAAACTACTGACTATACCCGTGATATCAAAAATGACCTCAAAAACGATATTCGCCGTTTAGAGAAAGTGGTTGAACAGGTTGAGCGTGATGGTAAACAACTAGCTCGTGAAACCGACCAAGATATTCGTAATTTGCGTAAAGAAGTTGACAATAAAATCCAAAAGGCTATGGATAACCCATTAGCAAAATAATAAGGGGCAGTTATGAAAAAAATATGGTTTGTATGGTTGATGCCTTTAATCGTTCTAACAGGTTGTAGTGAGAGATACCGTTACCCATGTCAAGACCCTGAAAATTGGAATGAAAAACAATGTCAGAAACCATTTTGTAGTGCCAACGGAACTTGTCCAGAGGATTTAACACACTACGAAAAAAAATCTGCAAGTGGTTCTCAGCAACCTGTAGCAATGAACAACAATAATAATAAGGGAGTATGTAAATGATAAGAGAGATGTTTAGTCCAGAAAAATATACTACAGAAGAATTAAATGCTCGCTTAAAATTCTTCATTGGTATCGTTTTAGGTTTGACACTATTTGGTATCGTATTTGTGGTTTTGTATTCATTGATTTTTGTTACACAACCAATGAATGGTATGAGCCCTGTAGACAATAAGTTTTTTGAGTTAATTATTCCAATTGCAACCTTTCTAACTGGTACTTTGTCTGGTATCATGTTGGCTGGTGACGATAAGGATTTAAGAGCAAAAGCAATTGATGCGGCATCCAAATCAGCACCGCCGCCATCATCAACACCTCCGGCTCCAATGGCACCAAGACCATTTACACCTTCTGCACCATCTTTTTCTGAACCAACTCCTTTTGCCGCAGCTGCACCGGCACCAGTAGCAGGATTCGGCGGAAAGTTGGCGCCACCAGCTGCATTTCAACCGGAGATATGATGCCTTGGATGATTGATATGTGGGTAGCATTGTTTTTGGATATGTGGTTTATGCCATATAGAATAATTGCCCAAAAATAAATGATTATTGCCTGCCTGTTGTTTCGGTACAACAGGCAGGTTGACATAGATACTACATTATGTTAGGATGTGGAATCTAGTGAAAAATGGAGTTTTATGATGGCAAGAATTACTGATGCGAATTTGGCTTTTGTCGGCAACGAACCGAAATTTTCGGTTGAATTGTCCTCAATTGACATGATTAAAACATTGTCATGGTATTCTCAAAACAAAGATACGAAGGATGCCGTTAAATGGGCTACTGAGTATTTCAAAAAGAAACAGAAGCTTGATGTAACTTCTGTAATCAAAAGATATCCTTCAACATTTGGTTTTATTTGTCGTATCATTTTGAACGGCGGTCAATTGTGTATTAAAGACCAAGTTTGGTTTGATGATATGATTAAAGATATTAAATCAAAACTAAAAGAACCTGTGGTCGTTGAAGAAAAACCTAAAGCGGTTGTTATCAACATTCAGGACCGTATTCGTGCAAAGGCGGATGATTGTATTGCTGAACTAGAAGGCCAAGTAGATGATTTGGTGACTTCAGGCTTTTCTGCGAACTCTCAACCTTATGCGGTCTTTCATACACTAGAAATTAAAGACGCACAAACGAAATATATTGTTGAGTGGGCAAAATCAAAGCGTATTGAGTTTGATGAAGTGATGAATACAGATGATAAAGAATTGAAAGAAGCATATTCAAACTTTACCAAACCACAATTGAAGAAGATGGTTGCGTATTTTGACCAAGTGATTTTAGATTGTCAACGAATTTCTGGTCAATCTACCAAATCACGCAAACCACGCAAACGCAAGGCAAAATCGCCCGAACAATTAGTGGCAAAAATGAATTATTTGCCAGAATTTAAAGAATTAAACTTGACATCCGTAAAAACTATTGATATAATTGGTTGTATGGCTTTATGGGTTTATAACACCAAGACCCGTAAACTCGGCGTGTATCATGCTGAAGATGCCGGCGGCCTTTCGGTAAAAGGTTCTTCAATTTTAAATTTTGTTGAGAGTAAATCAATTCAAAAGAAATTGCGTAAACCTGAAACTATGTTGCCAGAAGTGTTAAATGGTGGTAAAGTGTTTTTGCGTAATGTTATGGATAGTATTCGTGCTGTTGACAGTAAGTTGACAGGTCGTATTAACAAAGACACAATCTTATTGAAAGTTGTAAAATGAAAATTGCAGTTTGTAGTGACCTTCATCTAGAATTTGGTGGTATCACTTTGGAAAACAAAGATAACGCCGATGTTTTGATTCTTGGCGGAGATATTTGTGTTGCGAAAGATTTAAATGAGCACGATGACCCGATGCCCACGGCTAAATCACAAGCATTACATGAGTTCTTTTATAATTGTTGCAATGTTTTCCCTCATGTGATTTACATTGTGGGTAACCATGAACACTATCATGGTGATTTTAAATACACAATTTCTCGTTTGAAAAAGTATTTAAAGTATCTACCAAATCTTCAAATTCTTGACAAAGAAGTTTGGACTCTCCACGATGAGGTAACATTTATTGGTGGTACACTTTGGACAGATATGAACAAAGAAGATTCACTCACCCTTTATTCAATAAAGGGAATGATGAATGATTTTCGTTGCGTTAAAAACAGCAATCGTGAAGTTCATTTCAAAGATAGTGATGGTAATTTCCATACAAGAGTTTCTAATTTCTGTCCAGAAGATGCAGTTGAGGACCATAAGAAAATGGTAGATTACATTAAAAATGTTCTTTCAAATCTTTCTAAAGACCGCAAAGTTGTTGTGGTTGGTCATCATGCGCCTAGTAAAGCATCAACACACCCTCGCTACAAAGGCGAAATAATGATGAATGGTGGTTATTCGTCAGACCTTTCCGATTTGATGCTTGACAATCCACAAATTAAATTGTGGACACATGGCCATACACATGAAGATTTTGATTACATGATTGGTTCTACTCGTATTGTTTGTAATCCCCGAGGCTACATCAATTACGAAGGCAGAGCTGATAACTGGACTTTAAAAATTATTGAGGTTTAATTATGCGTGAAGAACTTGATAAAAAACTTGTAGAGAAATATCCTCTACTCTATCGCAATCGTTTTGGTAGTCCAATGGAGACCTTAATGTGTTGGGGTTTTGAACACGGTGATGGTTGGTACAATATCATCAATGCCTTATCATACCTTCTTTGTTCAGAATACAAACAAAAGAAAGAAAGTTATGAAAGCATCAAAGAATATTTTGAAAAAGATGGTAAATGGCCATGGTCAGATGGTAAAGAAATCACCGCAGAAGAAGTTGAACAAAAACGACTAGCAATGATTGAGGCGGAGAAAACTGTTCCTACTGTTGTGCAAGTAAAAGAAAAAATGGGCACTCTCCGTTTTTACATTAATGCTGGCACCGATGAACACTATAATTACATTCGTTTCGCAGAAGCAATGAGTTCGGTCACTTGTGAAGAATGTGGTGCGCCAGGTAAAATCCGAGGTCGTGGTTGGTATTATACTGCTTGTGATGAACATACAAGAGAGGAAGATTTAAATGACGATATATCTGAATGATGACCGAGATTATACCGAAATCGTAGAAGGGTGGGTGCGTGAATTCGTTTGCACTATGGATGAAGGTCACCTAGAACCTGGTGATGATTCTGGTGATGCGCCATTTGGTGTTAAAATTATTTTTGATGGTTATGGTTACGATGAAGAAACAAATGAGGAAAATGCCGATGAAAATATGATAGGCCTTGCGGTGTTTGTTCATAAAAATTCATTGACTGAAGAATTTCCTCCACATGAACTTACTCCTTGGGCTCTGATTCATCGGCCCAAAGAAGAAGTGTGTATTTGGGCATGGTATGATGTTGAAAATGACCAAGTTGATATTATCCCGTTTGAAGATAATAGTTCAACTGAATTAGACCATGATTTTGTTACTAATCTAATTTTTGAAATAGAGAAGCGTGATAATGACTGAAAAAGAAGAACAAACACTTTACCGAATTTTGTTTGAAGATTCGGATGAAGAATGTCCATCGGCAATATTTGAAATTTACGACACTTTGGCAGAAATACTAGAAAATCGTAAACTATTGCCACAAACGGTGCGTGTTTTGCACTAAAATAGTGGAACTATGATTATATTTGATTACCAACAGGTAGCAATCTCTAACATGATGGAACAAATCGGTAGTTCTAAAACTGCCGTAGATGAAAGCCTTGTTCGTCATATGATTTTGAATACCATTCGTACCTATGTGAAGAAGTTCAAAGAATCACATGGGCCTGAAGTCATTATTGCTTGCGACAATAAAAACTATTGGCGCCGTGATATATTTCCACATTACAAAGCTGGCCGCAAGAAAGCTCGTGAGGCATCTGGTCACGATTGGAACACAATCTTTGAATGTCTGAACAAAATCCGAGATGAACTCAAAGACCACTCGCCTTACAAAGTGATTTCAGTTGATACTTGTGAAGCAGATGACATTATTGCTACATTGGTGCAGAAATACTCGGCAACACAAAAGGTTATGATTCTTTCTAGTGATAAAGATTTTGCTCAATTGCAGAAGTTTCCTAATGTTGAGCAATTTTCGCCAATTCTAAAGAAATATATCAAAGAACCATTGCCTGCAGCACAATTGAAACAGATGATTATTCGTGGTGACAAAGGCGATGGCATTCCTAACATTTTGTCTATGGATGATGTGTTTGTTGTCGGTGGTCGCCAAAAGCCAATTACAGAAGCCAAGATTATTAATTGGATGAATCAGGATCCAAAAGAATTCTGTAATGATGAAATGCTTCGCAATTATTCTCGTAATGAAACATTGATTGATTTGACAAAAATACCTCAGCGTCTTGTGGATGATATACTACATACCTATGAAGAAGCGGTTGGTCATACGAAACAAGATTTTATGAACTACATGATTGCAAACCGCCTCAAAAATCTAATTGAGGTGCTTGATGATTTCTGATATACTTTATTCTGAAATATTTGATGAGTTTAATAAAGCAACAAACAAGGCAGAAAGAATTGCCGTGTTGCGTAAGTATGACCATCCAAGGTTTCGTGAATTTCTAAAATATGCTTTAGATACAAATGTTAAATTTGATGTGGAAATTCCAAAGTACCGACCAGCTGTAGAACCAGCTGGTTTGAATTTTACTTACCTTAGTTCTGAAGTGACGAAATTTTATCGCTTCATTGCTGGGCACCAATCAAGACCATCTGGTTTAACACCACTCAAACAAAAACAATTATTGGTTGTTATTTTAGAATCTTTACACAAAGATGAAGCTGAAATTTTAGTCAAACTTATTAAAGGCGACATTGGTGTAAAATATCTTACACTAAACCTAGTTACAGAAGCATTTCCTGGATTTTAATATGAAAGTTGTTGTTTGTTCTGGCGGGTTTGACCCAATCCATTCTGGCCACATTTCCTATTTTCGCTCAGCAAAACGCCTAGGTGACATACTTGTTGTTGGTGTGAATTCTGATGAATGGTTGACACGAAAAAAAGGCAAACCTTTTATGTCTTTGCAAGAAAGGTTAGAAATTATTCAGTCAATCAAATATGTTGATTATACAATGAAATTTATTGATGACGATGATTCAGCACGACACCTCATTCATAATGTTAAATTAATGTGGCCTAGTGCCGAAATAATTTTTGCAAATGGCGGTGACCGTAATGAAACAAACAATCGTGAAGCTGATGTTGAAGGCGTAACTTTTATGTTTGGTGTTGGTGGTTCACATAAAATGAATTCATCTTCTGAAATTTTAAAACAATGGGCTCATATACCATGTTAAAAGTTGCTGTTGTTACTCCTACAATTGGGTCTGAGCATTTGACACAATGTTTAGAGTCCGTTGAAAAACAAACTTACAAAAATCTAACACACTATATTTTTATTGATGGTTGTCAATATGAACCAAAAGTAAAAGAGTTGATTAGAAACTATCCAAAAACAAAGTATGTTGAACTAGAAGAAAATGTTGGAAAAGGTTGGTACGGGCATAGAGTTTATTCTGCTTGTTCTTTTTTGGTTAACGCTGATGTTATTTGTTACCTTGACGAAGATAATTGGTACGAACCTTGTCATGTTAATAAACTGGTGGAGAAAATTCAAAATGGAAACGATTGGGCGTATTCTTTACGAAAAATTTATGACAAGCAAGGAGAATATCTCTGTAATGACAACTGTGAATCGCTGGGCAAATGGCCTGTATATTTTAATAATCAGGTTTTCCACATTGACACCTCTTCTTTTGCCGTTAAGCGTGATGTTGCTGTTCGCATAGGCCACGCCTGGTATGGCCAATGGGGTGCTGATAGACAATTCTTTTCTAATCTATCAATGCATTTTCCAAACTTTGATTGCACCCATGCTCATACACTTTGTTACCGATTGGATGGAAATCCAAAATCTGTGACAAAAGATTTCTTTGACCAAGGCAATGAAGTGATGACCAAGAAATATGGTGATGTTTTTCCTTGGCACAATAACAACAGATTGAAACAAATTGAAATTGGTCCTGGCATTATTTTATCACAATGAAAATAGAAAAAACAAAGCTACCTGGTGTTCTACTCATTACACCTCCAGTTCTTGCTGAAGATTTCCGTGGTACAAACACCGAAGTATATCACCAAGATGAATATGAAAAAAATGGTATTAAAACTAAATTTATTTTAGATTCTGTTAGCACTTCTCGGCACAAAGTATTGCGTGGCATTCATGGTGACAATCGTACCACAAAATTAATTACTTGTTTGTATGGTTGCATTTATTTTGTTGTATTAAACCGTGACCCATCATCATCACATTTCAATGAATGGCAATCGTTTACTTTATCCGATAGGAATAGACAACAGGTGCTGGTGCCACCAAATTATGGTAATGGTCATCTTGTAATGAGTGACCATTGTGTGTTTTCGTATAAACTAGATGCTTATTATGACAGAGCAAGCCAATTCACAATCCGCTGGGACGATTCTGGACACAATATTTGGTGGCCAGTTAAAGACCCTATTCTTTCCGAACGGGACGCACTCCTCTGATATGAAAACTGCATTTGTGACCGGTAGTTCCGGTTATTTGGGTTCTCATGTCTGTAAAGAACTCAAAAAAGTTGGTTGGAAAGTTTTTGGTTATGACACTCAACAACCTAAACACCAATACCTTGATATGTGGGAAAATGCTGATGTGCGTGATGAATTATCTTTGTATGGTGCATTGAAGCGATGTAAACCTGATGTTGTATTTCATTTTGCTGGTAGAATTGAAGTTGGCCTTTCAATTGAAGAGCCTACCGAATTCTATGAAGTGAATGTTGCCGGCACTACAATACTTTTGAATTTGATGGCAAAACTTGGTCTTAACAATATCATCTATTCTTCAACTGCCGGAGTTTATGCACCTCAAAACCGACCAATCATGGAACCAGATGAAAAGAATTGGGATAACAATCCTTACGCTGGTTCAAAGTTATGTGCGGAAATGGCCATTCGCCATTCCAATCTGAAACATATCATATTCCGTTACTTTAATTTGGCAGGTGCTGATCCAGACAATGAAATTGGAGAGTGCCATGAACCAGAAACGCACTTGATTCCAAAAACTTTGCAAAATCTAAATAATGTTGTTGAAATCTATGGAACAAATTACAATACAGAAGATGGCACTTGCATTAGGGACTATGTTCATGTCTCGGATGTTGCCAATGCTCATGTCCTTGCTGCAAATCATTTACTCTCTGGCAAAGAATCACACATACTCAACCTTGGTACAGGCCAAGGCGAATCGGTAGTTTCCGTTGTCAGTAAAATCATTCAAATTACTCGGCAATCAAATGTCAATGTTAAAACTTTGCCAAGACGAGATGGCGACCCGGATAGTTTAGTTGCCGATATCTCTCTTGCCAAAAAGATATTGAATTACCGACCAAAACATGATATAATGACTATTCTTCAAACCGCATATAATTGGCATCTGAAACAAAATGGCAAATAATAGAGATACAGAATTTATACCAGCAGAAGATAGAATTAATGCTGGTTTATTGGAAAATCATATACATTTCTTGTATGGTGATATAGAAGAAGAAAATACAATGGATGCTATCTATTGGATTACCTATGAGAACCTAAAACCTAATGACGATATTCTCACTCTGTATATTAATTCAGATGGTGGGTCTTTACAAGATGCTTTCGCTCTTATTGATGTGATGAGAAAGTCCAAGAAAAAAATTAGGACTATTGGCATAGGTTCTGTTTGTTCATCGGCTTTTTTAATCTTTGCTTCAGGAACTAAAGGTGAAAGGTTTATCAGTCCAACAGCTTCTGTAATGTGTCATCAATACACCGATGGCCTGACTGGAAAATACCACGATATCAAAGCAACAGCGAAAGAACACGAACTCATTAATAACCGAATGGTTGATTTATTGAAACAATGTACCGAGTTGAACACTACAACAATCAAACGAAAACTTTTGCAACCAAGTGATGCATACTTTACAGCAGAAGAATTGATTGAACTAGGTATAGCAGACGGACTTTTCTAAGGAGGTGTAATTTCTAAAAATGCTAACAGGCGGCAAAAAATTTCAAAAAACAACAAAAACGAAGTTTAAGAAAAACAAAGACCAACAAGGCAGTAAACATTTTGATAAAACAAGGCACCACGATAAATCATTTTATCGTTTGGTGAAGCAAGAAAAAGAAGATTATGTCATATAAAAATTTACTACTCAAACAAATAGCAGAGCTAGAGCAAAAAATTGCTAGTGATACCGCAGACAAGGTAGAGCTAGAAAAACAATTGCGAAGTTTAAAGCTTGCTGAGTTTGAAGAAGATATGAGAGAAACCCAAGAGAGGCGTCTCCTGCGAGAAGGAAGTTAGTAAGTATTCACTAACTTATATGCCTGGATAGTGTTGTTTTTAAGCAACACCACCCCTTGACTATTTGGCCAATGTCTGTATAATGGCTTGTATATTGATTGAGGGCATTATATTGTGTTTAAAATACTGAAAGAAACAACGGTCTGGAATTGCGAGTATACCGTTTACAATCATATTTACTTGCTTGATCCAGAAAATCGTATTTTGGCATACTATAATGTAAAAGACAAAACGATTCACAAATCAAATTCACCGTATGTCATTGATAAGCGCTATCGCAAATTCATTGAAACAAAACATACCGGCCTATCAAAATTAATTCCTAAAAATTATCAAAAAGAAAAACGGCAAGAAAGTATTGTGCCGTCAGCTTCTGTTCGTGTTTTCAAAGTAACATCAAAATCAAAAAACAAAACCTATGAGGTGTCATTCAATACAATTAGTAAACAAATAAGTTGTGGTTGTACCGGGTATGGTTATAGACGGACCTGTAGCCATGTGAAAGCTGTTTCTGTTAAACTTGGAGTGTGATTATGAAATTTACTGTATATCAAATTAACCTTTCCGATAAAGAATACGATGTTCGTAATGTGCGTGAAATGTATCTTGACACCATTATGAACCCTACTGCTGATGCAATCGTTAAAGCTCGTGAGTTTTACAAACCTGTTGCTGATATTGAAGCGCTTGGGTTTAATGATGTGTTTGATATTGGCAACATTGGTCCCGAAGAAAAAATTACCCGTAAGGCTCGGATGCATAGTATATCGGTTGGCGATGTAATTGTGCGTGAAGATGGTGTTTGCAAATTTGTGGCACCCTACAGTTTTGAATATGTTGCTTTTTAATTGGAGATTTTACAATGGTTATTAGTTCGTTAGATGTTATTCGTATCGCTAGTCAAATTAATGAAATGACTGACAAAGAATTGCAAACAATGTCTGAGTTTTTGTTTCCTTTGACCGCAGAAAAACTTGGCAATTACATTAGTTTTAGTTTGCAAGAAAAAGATTTACTTGCTATTGAAGTGCAAGACCCTGTTTGCTAACATGACAATTATTTACACTTATCAACGGTCCAAAAAACGCAAACCCACCGTCAAGCAGCGTGAGCTTGCTCAACAATGGGAAGAATTGATTGCTAAGTATGCACCAAAATCAAAAACTCTTGGTGAAAAAAAGGCATTGAGTTCTCTACAATCAAAACCATATCGCCGTGAAACTCCGCAATATCCGTCACTTAACAGCACCGAATACAATACTTACAAAAAAAATGTTATGCAATACACCGGTGATAAGATGAAAGGTATTGGCACTTTGCACAAATCAAATGCTGTACCAATTTTCACGGATGAAGAAGCAAAGGACCAAGCAAATATGCGTAGGTGAGTGGTCACTAACTTAATGCAAACCCTTACCTGGTATTGTTGCTTTTTTACAACACACCCCCTTGACATTATTGCCAACCTGTAGTATAATGGTCCTATTGAAATTGAGAGAGGTTATATTATGAAATTACTATCTACTGGCAACCCTAAAATTCTTAAAGGTCTAAAGCAAGGTTTTAACACCTATATTTTGCACCTTGCACCAGCGAATCTCTCTGGTTATGAAACCTGTCCAAAACGGACTGCCGGTTGCACCGCTGCTTGTTTGAATACTGCTGGTCGTGGCGGTATGTTCAAAAAAGGCGAAACGACCAATGTCATTCAACAGGCACGAATTCGTAAAACTAAAATGTTTTTTGAAAACCGTGTGCAATTTATGGTTGACTTGGTTAAAGATATTGAGTTAGCAATTAAACAATCTGCTAAAAAAGATTTGACACCTGTTTTTCGTTTGAACGGCACCAGCGATTTGGCTTGGGAAAAATATGAGGTTGTTCGTAACGGTGTTATTTTTAAAAATATCTTTGCAGCCTTTTCTGAGGTAACTTTTTATGACTACACGAAAATTCCTGGTCGCAAAGTGAACGGCATTGCAAACTACTCTCTAACATTCTCTGAAGCTGATGGTAATGCTTTAGAAACTCTAAATGCGATTCGTGCAGGTATGAATGTTGCAACGGTGTTTGGTATTAAAAAGAATTCACCGATGCCAAAAATGTGGAACGGAATGACTGTGTTTAATGGTGATGATTCTGACTTGCGTTTTCTGGATCCAAAAGGTGTTGTTGTTGGTCTGTATGCCAAAGGTAAAGCGAAAAAAGATACCTCTGGTTTTGTGAAATATCCTACTTTTATGATGAAGGCTGCTTAATATGAATTATGCAAATCGTGAAGTGTTTACTCGGCATGGTGGTGCGTATGACCGTGGTTCTGCTGATGCTTGGTATGGTCGCCCCGCTAGGCCGCATTATTTTACTGGTGACACTCATCAGTCAACCGAGATTGAAGAAGTGGACATGAGTGAAGAAGAAATCGCTGCTTACATGGCAGGTTACAATGAAACACCTTTTGCTCAGAAAGAGTGGTAATATGATTCGCAGAAAACCTAAGAAGTTTAAACCACAAATTGATTTGTCTGGCCCACAAGGCAATGCTTTCTATTTGTTGGCTGTTGTAGATAAAACATTTCGCCAATCTGGTGCGCCTGACCTAGGTAAATCAATTATGGATGAAATGAAAAAAGGCGATTACGAGCATTTGGTGAAAACCTTTGACTTGTATCTTGGTGAACATTTTGATATCGTGAGGTAATTATGTTAAAGTTTATGTCTTATTCATCACCTGCAAATGAAACATCGCTCTTCAAAGGAATACCAATGAGTGAATATACAAAAGAGAATCGTGCTTATTTCCGTAAGTTTGTAAAGCCCGGTACTGAGTTACGATTTCTTTTTCGTGGACCTCGCCCAATGAAAAACAGGCGGTCCTCGTATACCCGGCAATCATATTGTATCAAAGAAGATGCAATTACTTTTGCCGTTTATGTAAGGCGGTAAACATTGGCAAAATACCTTGACAATCTAACCGTGTTGTGTTATAATAGCTGTTCCAAAATTGATAAAGGAGTTTTACATTATGGCTCGTGGTAAATCAACAAAACTTAAACCCTTCCAGAAACTGCTGACTGTCATGCAATCTGGCAAACCTGTAACGATTGATGAGATTGAAAAAACTCTCGGTAAAGAAATCTATATGTACCGATTGTCTACTTATATGTGGCATATCAAAACTCAGGCAAACGGTACCGTGAAGGCAATCAAAGACGGTCGCAAAGTGACAGCGTATCAGATTATCAATACTGAAGAAGTTAAAGAGTATATGAAGCGTGCTGGTGTTACTAGCGCAAACTTTACTCCCGGTCAAACGACTAAGAAGCCTTCAATTGCTAAACTCGCTGACCTTGCAGCAAAACCTGCGCCTGCGAAGAAGGCACCTGCAAAGACACCTGTTAAACCAAAGAAAGTTGAAGCAGTTGCAACAGAAGATGATTTAGAAATCGTTGAAGTGCAAGAAGCCGCTTAATTGAACAAGACGGGGGAGTTGCCCACCGAACCGAGTATTCTGGTAGTGTGCCGCTCATTCTTAAACAACAATGACTGTCGGGAGATAGCCAGAGTGCCCCTTATCTAAACATATTATGGAGATTTTGTAATGGTTCAAATGTTAAATGTAAGTGAAAAAGCTGCAAAGTTTATGATGGCAAAACCTGGTTCTTTTTTTGTTGTTCCAAAAAGTGCAGAAGTGCCATTTGAAACTTGTGCGAAGTTTGGTGTAAAATTATTTGTTACACCGATGCGTGATAAACCTTTTAAAGTAGTAAAACGAGTTTAATTGCCAGCCAGGGTAACGCTTGGCTACTGTGACCCGCAGGAAGAGAAATGAGTTCGTTACTCATGGGTGGTTCCATTCTATGAGAAATAGAGTTGTCTCAAAAAGACAGGTCAAACCGAACCGGCGTTGGCAATACGAGAGTCCTTGGGTTGATAAGCGGATGGAAGGAGAAGCAGGTAAGCTGGTAGAGCTCTTGGCAGTAAGCCTTCTCTATATGTACCGCAGGTCCAAGGAAGCACCCTTTACTAAGGAAATACAATATGAAAGATAGTGAAAAACAAATCTTACTAATCTGCCAAGAAGAATGTGCTGAGGTCACACAGGCGATTAGTAAGGTTTTTCGTTTTGGTTATGATTCTGAATACAATGATAGAACTAACCGTCAGCGATTAACCGAAGAAGTTGGTGATTTGCTTGCGATGATTGATTTGATGGTTGAATCAGGCATAGTTGATGAAGCAGCAATTGAAATGGCATCAGCGCAGAAAAAAATTAAGTTAAAACAATGGTCAAACATTTTTGATAAACCTAATTTAGAATTGGTAAAGAACTAATGAATTTTATTAATTACCTCAAATATAGTGGCGCTTCTGTTACAATGACGGTGAATCCATACCATTGGTCTTGGATTCCCCGTTTTTTCCATGGTAGAGAAGATGCGTGGGACGATACCGAAACATTGAGTGTTTCATTTTTGTTTTTAACTGTAAGAATTTGGATTGATGACGGAAGTTGGTAATGAATATTTTTTACCTTGACAAAGACCCTCGCAAATGTGCTGAAATGCACCTTGACAAACATTGTGTAAAAATGATTATTGAGTATGCACAACTTATGTCAACGGCACACCGAGTGTTAGATGGTACCGAATACTATGATAAGACCGCAAATGGTCGCAAGATTAAGCGTTGGCGCCTAAGTGATGACCGAGAAAGCCGATTGATGAAAGCTTCTCATATCAATCACCCCTCTGGTGTATGGGTTCGTGCCAACAATGAGAACTACAGGTGGTTGTTTACAATGTGGCAATTTCTTTGTGAGGAATATACTTTTCGTTATGGTAAACAACACGCCTGTAGCCGTTTACTTGGTGACCTGAACAATTTGCCAAAATCAATTTCAACTGGTAAATTTTATCCACCCACACCAGCTATGCCTGATGAATGTAAAATTGCCGGTGATTCCTTAGCTTCGTATCATAAATATTACAATGAACGCAAATCACATTTTGCAAAGTGGACAAAACGACCTGTACCTGTTTGGTATTCGCCGGTCATAAATACAAATAATGCCAACCTATAGTTTTATTGATACTGATTCGGGTGAAGAATTTGATGCGCTTATGAAAATTTCTGAGCGTGAAGAATATCTTAAAAGTAACCCACACATTCAACCACTATTGACAGCTGCTGCAATTGTCGGCGGTGTCTCCATCAAAGATAAAGTTCCCGCTGGTTTCAAAGAAGTTCTTGCTAAAGTATCAGAGAATCACAAAGGTTCTGCTGTTGCTGATGCTCACGGTAAACGCTCAATCAAAGAAACAAAAACCAAAAGAGTAGTAGATTCTTTACACAAGAAAAAATATGGGAAGTAATTGAGACAAAGAGATTTAACAAATATACCTTTAGGCAAAACAGTTTGTTCTGTTTGTAATGAGAGTAAAGATAATACTGAGTTTTCATTTTACAAAAAAAGAAAAACTGCAAATGGTTATCGGTTAATGGTTAATACTAATTGCAGAGATTGCCAGAAAAAAAGAAGGACTGAACTAAAAAAGTTAAAAAAATTATACAAACCCCCTTTATTCGGAACACCATGTGATTTGTGCGGAAAGCCTGTTTTTAAAAATTGGCAATTAGACCATGACCATGAAAATGGAAAAATTCGTGGATGGTTGTGTAAACAATGTAATACTGGATTAGGAAATTTAGGAGATAATTTAGAATCTTTACAGAAGGCAGTAAATTATCTTAAAAGAATTGAGAAGTGATTTCGTCATGTCAATAACCTCCAAGGAGATAGTATGGCAAAACGAAAAGGTATTGAAACAAAAGCAGCACTTTTGCAACAACACTTTAAGGGAGAGCTTCGGAAAGCCGATGAGAATGAACTAGGCGAATGGTCGCACGAAAACATACAAAAAAACCGAGAAAGGTATATCAGAGAAAACTTCCCTTGGTTACTGGAAAGGTATAAACAACCAATATAATGAAATCTTTTAATCATGTAAAACTAAGTGAATTGGACTTTGAGTTAGAATCCGAAACAACAGAATCGGGTAGGACTTATAAAACACCGGGAGGAAAGTCCTACCCATCCATCACAACCGTATTATCCAATTACAACAAAAAAGCAATCTACGAATGGCGTCAAAGAGTTGGTGAAGATGAAGCCAATCGCATTTCACGAGCCGCTTCTGGTCGTGGCACAAAGCTTCATAACGCTGTTGAGAAATATCTTTTAAACGAAATGACTGACTTGAAATATAAGTCAATGATGCCTGACACTAAAGAGTTATTTCTCAAAGTGAAGCCGTTCTTAGATAATCACATTGGCGACATATATGGCATTGAACAACCGTTGTATAGTGACAGATTGCATATTGCTGGTCGGTGCGATTGTATTGCACAATGGGAAGGCGAGTTATCAATTGTTGACTGGAAAACATCATCAAAAGTAAAAGAAAAAAGTTACATACAAAATTACTTTATGCAATGTGCGGCATATGCTGAAATGTTTGAAGAAAGAACTGGCAAACCAATCAAACAAATTGTGGTTGCCATTGCGGTAGAAGATTCTGATATGCCTTTAATTTTTATTGAAAACAAATCGGACTATCTTTTGCCTCTCCAAGAATACATTTTAAGATATAATAGTCCGATATAAATATTGAATTCGTTGAAGATTGTTGAACGATGCGTTGGACGCCGGGGCAGTACCGGCCAGGTCCACCAAAAGCACATTTAAGGCCGCAGCGCCCACGATAATTTGCTGTAGTGTGCTTTTGATGGGCCTGACATAGTTTAGACAGCGTAGCAATTAGACAATTGGAGAATCGCCAAAGCTAAAGGCGTTAGGGTTGTGACAACACGGCCGAAGAAGCAGATAGTAACCGCAAACGATGAAAAGTTCGCATTAGCAGCCTAAACGCTGCTTAGGGTTTCGGTGGGTTTTGGCACCAAGGGTGCCTTCCTCGTAACAGAAAAACTCCACCAATTCTTAATTAAGGAGATATTATGAAATCGGTAGCACTCATCGCAGCATCGTTGTTCGCAGTAACCGCTTTTGCACAAGCACCAGCGAAAAAAGAAGAGCCCAAGAAAGAAGCACCAAAAGCTGAAGTGAAAAAAGAAGCACCAAAAGCCGAAGCTAAGAAAGACGAGAAAAAGAAGTAAAGAGAGTGGCGGGTTTTTATGGCTAATTACAAACGCAAAAAAGCCCGCCGTTCCTGTCGGTGCACCTTGTGTACCAAATTAAGATGGTTAGGAAATTCAGAAGAAAGAAAACGAATTTCTGATAAACGAAATGAAGATAGAGTGAAATATTTTAGTTATGAAAATCTACATCAATAATTATAAAAATCACTGGATTAGTCCTTATACAATTTTGGACTATATCTTCTTTTGGACAGATTGGTCTAAATGCAGCCGTGACAATAGTGTTCAATCTGCTCTTGACGATTTAGACGGCAATAAAAAATATATTGAGCATCCAGAATGGGTTGATAAGTGGGCTGACCGTTTAGAACCAATTAGTAAAGCAATTCAATGGGTCTGGGATAAAATTGACCGCAAAATTGATTATGTAAAAATTGACCGCTGGGACACTTGGTCAATGGATAGCACACTTGCTAAAATTGTTTTACCAATGTTGAAACAATTACAAGCATCAAATCATGGCGCACCTTATGTTGATGATGAAGATGTTCCTGATGAATTGAAATCTGTATCAGCACCACAAAAGAAAAACGAACACGATGTGGATGACCATCATTTTAAAAGATGGGATTATGTTATCAATGAAATGATTTTTGCATTTGAACATAAAGTTGATGATTCTTGGCAAGACAATTTTTGCTCAGGTAATTTTGATACTATTTGGGTGCCTGTTGACAAAGATGGTAATGAAGTTCCAAAAGGTGAACACAAGTTTTATCAGATGAAAAATGGACCTAATCATACTTACCAATGTGATTATGATGGTATGAAAGTTGTTGAAGAAAGAATAAGAAATGGGTTTCGGCTCTTTGGTAAATATTACCAAGGGTTATGGGATTAATATGTGGCGGCTTTGGGCAAAAGCATTAGGTGAGAAAGCAGGAAACAATAATGTTGAGGCAAATCAAATTGCCGTCATAAGAACGATTATTGTGTTGACATACATAATTACAAACATCTTCATTATCGCAGGTGTTATTCGTCATTGGTAAGGAAAATCATGGATAGAGATTTAAGTTCGTATGTTTTAGTGCTTGAGAATTGGATTGACCAAGAAGCCTGTAAACAAACAATTAGAGAAATGCAAAGTGCTGATTGGCAACAACACACTTTCTATAATGCACAAGATGGTTCATACAATACAAGAAGTGGTAGTAGAGAATTAGATATTGCGTATGGTCGTGGTCTTTCAACACAACCATATGTGATGCAAAGAATTTGGGATGCATACCGAGCATATTGCGACAACCTAAAGTTTCCTTGGTTTAATGGATGGCAAGGATTCTCAGAAGTTCGTTTCAATATGTATAAAGAAACAAGAGTGATGGCGGAACATTGTGACCATATTCACTCTATGTTTGATGGTGAAAGAAAAGGTATTCCGACACTTACATTTTTAGGAATATTAAATGATGATTATACTGGTGGCGAATTCGTAATGTGGGGTGATGAAGTAATACCAGTAGGCGAAGGAACTGCAATTGTGTTTCCTTCTTGTTTCTTATATCCACATAGAGTTGACCCCGTAACATCAGGAACAAGGTATTCTTGCGTTTCTTGGGCTTGGTAATTACTAAATAAGTAACCAGCATACACACATTAGCTGGTAACACACAAACAAACACACAGGAGATTTATTATGTCAAATATGACACCTTTTGAAATTCGTCTAGAGCTACTTAAAATGGCAAGAGATATGCTCAATGACGATTATTATGGTAAGCGTGAACAAATTGCCAATCAATGGTCGGTAGATTGCGACACCGCCAAACTCAAAGGTGAGGACCCACCGAAACATCCTGGGTATCCTCCATTCCCCTCAGAATCAGAAGTTATTACCAAAGCAGCGACTTTGAATAATTTCGTTTCTAATATAACCGTAGATAAACCAACAACAACTAAAAAATCTACCTGATGGGACAAGGACGGCTTCGGCCGTCCCCTAACTTTTAAGGAGAAGTAATGAAAAGAGTAATTGTGCTTTTCACAATTAGTTTGATTGCACTAACTATAGGATTTACCGCATCAGCAATAACCAACATTGTAAGTTTGCCACATAAAGCTCACTATAACTTAATGTCAGCTGATGCAAAACGGCAAGTAGAATGCCTAGCACAAAACATTTATTATGAGGCAGGGTATGAACCAGAAGTAGGGCAAGTAGCAGTAGCCTTTGTTACCATGAATCGGGTAAAATCAGGTCTTTTTGAAAGTGACATTTGTGGTGTGGTAAAACAAAAATCTAATAATGTTTGCCAATTTACATGGTATTGCGAAAATACAACACGAAGCTTGACAGGCAGAGCAGAAGTAGTGTATAATGGTGTTAGGAATTTGGCGATATATGTGTATGCCAATTATGACAAACTGGAAGACCCATCAAAAGGCGCCTTGTTTTATCATGCTGATTATGTAAGTCCACAATGGAAAAATATGGAATACTTAACAAAAATTGGCAGGCATCTTTTTTACAACAGAAAGGATTTAAAGTGGATAAGTTAACCAAATCTCTACAAGGAGACAATGTTATCACAATATGTGTTACAGCCTTGTTTCTGACTGCTACTATTTGTATAGGTTGGTATCATATACACGACCGCAGTTTAATGGCAAAAAATATGGATAACGCTATAGCAAAAGGGATTGACCCACTATCAGTTCGTTGTTCATATGCAAAGAGTGATGATATCATTTGTGTGGGTTTTGCAGCATCAGCTCAATCTCACAATGTAGCACAACAAGTTAAAAAATAATTGAAAAGGAACTATATTATGTCTAAATTTACTTTTGTATGCCAAGAAGAAGCAATGCCTTTTTCTGATGTTGTTTCTTCAAAAAGAACAGTTGAATTTACTGCTGATTCTTTGTCTCAAATTGTTTCTGAATTTGAGCACTTTCTCCGTGGTTGTGGTTTCTTTTTTGAGGGACAACTAGATTTTGTGAACGATGAAGAATACCACTCAGAAGAACAAATTCAATTTGATTTTTCTGAAATTCCACAAAACAATTGGCTATTTGGCAATTTAAAACCTCAATCGGTTTTTGATAGTGAAAAAATAAGCGAGAGATAATGCCAACAAAAGATGAGATGGGAAAATTTGCTAAAGCGATAGAATCGTTGGTAGCAAATACAGACCTCAATTATATTGAAGCTATTGTTGAGTATTGTAAAACAACTGGTTTAGAAATTGAAGTGGCGGCAACATTGGTTAATTCTAATTTAAAATCTAAATTAACTGCTGATGCCATGGATTTAAATTTATTAAAAGAGAAGGGTTCTCGGCTTCCGATATGACTGGTTATGAGGCGTTCGGTCTTTACGAATCTCTCAAACTGCATTTTGCCAAAGATAGTTATGATTTTTTTAAATACAATGGCAAAACAAATATTAGTATTACTGCATTTGAAAATCGTAAAGACAAATATCATTTTTACAAACTCTCACGCAAATTTAGTAACCGTGATGAATTGATTTCGTTTATTGTCGCCAACCTTTTGGTCAAAGACAATTTGTGGGTTGGTGATTTATTGACAGAAGATGCTGAAGTGAATTTTCGCAATCACCAAAAGGTCTTGCAGTCCTTTTCATATATCTTTGAGAATGATTGTAAAGTTATTTTTGATGATTGTAAAGACCCAAACGAAGCATTGAAGGTGATTAATGGCGATTATCCAGACCTACTCACAAAGGCACTTCGGAAAGAAATTCATATTGAAAGTTTTGCGATGTTGGCTAAAATTCTTCCATTTATGGGTCCTTGGTCAAAAGAAATCAATGATACAATTCATTGGCCAAATTTTAAGTCAAAGGTGCAGAAACTAATACTTTTCTTGCCAGAAGATACAAAATATAAATTGATACTAAAGAAAATTATAAAGAAATGATTAAGAAAATTTACTTAGATATGGATGGCGTCATCTGTGATTTTGAGAAGAAATTTACAGAATACTATGGCTTCTTATCTCTAGCAAAGCGTGACCGTAAACAATGGTCTGGTGATTGGGAAGATTTTATCATCAACAAAAAAGGGTTTGAGAAATTGGATTGGTTTCCTGGCGGCCATGAAATACTTAATGCGGTTCGTAACACGAAATTGCCAGTTGAGATTCTTTCTTCCTCAGGCGGCGAGAAATTTCACGGTGAAGTTACCGCACAAAAGATTAAATGGTTGCGTAAGCACGGTATCAATTACAAAGCCAATATCGTGTCTGGTCGTAAAAAGAAAGCTGAATATGCCACACCTGAAACGGTGATTATTGATGATACGGAAGATGTGATTCGGTATTTCACCCAAGCAGGCGGTCACGGTATACTTCATAAAGATGTAAAAGAAACTTTGAAAAAGCTTGACTCGCTACTAAATAAATGATATGATAATAACAAAAGAGTTTCTTCACGATACTTTAGATTATTTTGAAGGTAATTTGATTTGGAAAAAGTCAATTGGGCGATTAGCTAAAAAAGGAAGAATTGCAGGCACAATTAATCAAAATGGTTATTTGAGTATTTGTTTACTTGGAAAAATTTATAAGTTACACAGAATAATTTTTTTCTATCATCATGGTTATTTTCCTAAAGTTGTTGACCATATTGATGGCAATAAAGTAAACAATAAAATAGAAAATTTAAGAGAAGCATCTATTTCACAAAACGCTTGGAATTCAAAAATAAGAATTACTAACAAATCTGGTGTAAAAGGAATTTCTTGGGACAAAAAAGCAAACAAATGGCGAGCAAGTTGCACCGTAAATTATAAACAAAATAATTTAGGTTGTTTTGAAGATATTGAAGAAGCTAAAAAAGTTATTAAGAATTTTAGAAATTTACATCACAAAGAATTTTCAAAACATTATTAAGTTTTGAATTTGCAGTAGATTATGATTAAAGTGGATAAGTCGTTATATTAATTTTATACTCCGTTATACGAAAGGAAATACTATGAGTAGTTTTGCAAACCTAAAGCGTGGTCGTTCTGACCTTGCTAAACTCGCCAAAGCAGTAGAAGCAACATCACAATCAGGCGAAGGATCCAAAGATGATAACCGATTCTGGCAACCAGAAGTAGACAAAGCTGGTAACGGCATGGCTGTTATTCGTTTTCTGCCGGCACCTCAGGCTGATGGCGATGATGCTCTGCCATGGGTTCGTGTTTTCTCACATGGCTTCCAAGGACCTGGCGGTTGGTTGATTGATAACTGCTTGACAACACTCAATGAGAAATGTCCAGTTTGTGAACATAACAATACACTATGGAATTCTGGCATTGAAGCAAACAAAGATATCGCTCGTAAGCAAAAGCGCAAACTATCTTATGTTGCTAACATTCTTGTTATCTCAGACCCTGCCAACAAATCAAACGAAGGTCAGGTAAAACTTTTCAAATTTGGTAAGAAGATTTTTGATAAGATTACTGAGGCTATGAATCCTGAATTTGCAGATGAAACACCTATCAACCCATTTGATATGTGGGAAGGTGCTAACTTCAAACTAAAGATTCGTAATGTTGAGGGTTATCGTAATTATGATAAATCAGAATTTGCTGAAAAGTCAGCACTCTTTGATGGTGATGATGACAAACTAGAAGCTCTATGGAAAACTGAATTTGGTCTGAAAGAATTCCTTGAGCGTAAGAACTTCAAATCCTATGACCAATTAAGACAAAGATTGGACAAAGCACTAGGATTTGATGGCGGTGCACCTGCGCCAAAATCTAAAGCAGCAGATACGATTGCTGATACAGATACATCAATCATTGACAAATCTGTTGGTGATGATGAAGATTTGGACTATTTCAAATCCCTTGCGGAATCTAACTGATTCTTAACCCATGCCATGCAAGTGCTACCCCGGCCTAGTGCCGGGGTTTTTATTATGCGTAGCTTGATGAAACTAACGCATCAATAATATCTTTATCGTAAGCAGAAGCTGGTTTTCCTCCAATACCAGAAGAAGCTACAGTATTCCTCTGAGAAGCATCAACTACGACATTTCCTCCTGTTGGTTTCATCATTTCCATTTTGCCATCAGAAACAGAACTAGAAGCTGAAGCTACGATAGCACCACTAGACGGCGAAGCAGGTGCAGCTGAAGCTAAAGTAGTAGCACCGCCTAGGCCTTGCGTAGCTGAACCAACTTTAAAATAAGATGCTGATGTTGTTCCATAAGCATCTGAACCAACATTTCCTTGAGCTAATTGTTTAGCGCCTCCAGGTCCTAATAGATGTGATGCAGCCAGATAACCACCAATTTCTTGTTGTGAACTTTTATCATTGATTACACCGATACGATTAAGGGTAGCAAAATTTTGTTTCGTATATTTTACCATCGTATCTTCTTGCAGTTTGGGGTTATTTAAAAATGCTTGTTTACCACCTTCTATATTCCAGTTTGTGGGGTCATCCAAACCTTTTAATGAAGTTCCTTTTTTGACAAGGCCCATATCTTGTAGAGCTGCTGAACCGAATTGATATTTTCCAAGATAGCCTAAAGTATTGACTGCATCATACTTGCCGCCACTTTCTTTTTCACCAATTTTTTCTGCATATGATTTATAATCAATCGGCAGGCCTGGAGCTGAAGGAATTGATGCGCCGGTAACTTTAGATGGTGATGTTTCACCTGAAGTTAGGTATCCACCAGAACCTGTCATAATTGGCGAACCACTACCACTTGTGACAATGTTTGATGGAACAGCCTCAGCAACAGGTGGTTTTATTTCTTTAACAACTGGAGAAGGAGTTGGCGTTACTGGTAATGGATTTGTTATATCTAATTTTGCAGCTGCAGCTCTAATATTTGGGTCATCAGAAGCTCGCATATTTTCACGAGCTCTTCTTAATTCTTCATCAGTTGCTGGCTCTGGCGCCGGCGGAGCTTCAATTCTTTGCTCTGGTGTAAAATCTGGTGCGTCTTTGTTTATCTCATCACTTGTTAATGGTTGACCTGTATCTTTTTTAACAAGATAGTATAAAAGTCCTGCTAAACCTGCGACGCCTAAAACAGGTAAAGTTGCTGATGCAATGAAAGGTAATATTTTTGATAAAACACCTGGAGCAGCTCTAGCTGCTCCGGCTGCAACACCAGCACCGCCCAAAGCTCCAAGTAATGAATCTAATATACCAACTGTTTCTACATATAATGCAGTATCTTTTGTTTGGCCATCTCTTGTTTTAGAACCTGTTGAATAACCAACAGAACCAGATTTTTTAGCCATTTTTGAAAATGCAGATTCAAACAACGATTCTCTTTCTGCAGCTCTTTTAAAAAACATATCTGACTTTGTTGCATAGGTGCCGCCTTGCAATTTTACAATTTTAGCTATATTTTGTCGCATCAAATTCATGTCTCTTGCCATAGCAGGCAAAATCATTGTATTTTTTGCGGTCATTTTTGAAGCAGCAGAAATATCGGAAAAAGCTCCAGAATCCAAAGACAACGAGGGCGTAGGTGCAGTTGGTGTTGTTGAACCTTTCATAGGCTTTGTAGCACTATATGACCTTAAAGCAGGAAACATAGTAGAAATAACACCGCTTCGGTCAAAGATTTGTCTTGGATCCAACCTTTCGCCCAATCTTTTTCCAACAGCAGTACCTATGTTACCACCTGCTTTCAGTTCTTGTTTGTATATTTCTGCTAATCGTGCCATTTACTTTTTTGCCCTTTGTTGCATTTTGATTTTTTCGTTTTCTTCTTCTAAATATTTAATTAACATTGTAAGATAAATTTCCCTTTCCCACGGCAACATATTTTCTAATTCAGTCAAACTATATTTGTGGTGTTGCATCATAGCAAAATTAGTTTGATAATAATTACTTAAACTATCGTGAGAAAGGGTCAAATGAAAAAATTTTGTAGACCCTCCACAACAATATTTTCTTTATAACCACACTTACGACATTTAAAATCTAAATTCTTTTTTATCTTAGGAGTAGTTTCAAAAAATTGTTGTATTTTTTCTAAATCTTTTTGTTGTAAATTATCAATAAATTCTTCTAGTTCTTCTTTAGAAACATCTTTAGGGTAATAAATTTGGTCACTATCAAAAATATTGTCAATACAACTTGCTAGTAACTCCATTAAAATTTCATTTTCATTTTGACCTTTAAGATTTGCAACTGTTTCAAATGTTGGGTATTTCATCATAATGCCTAATTTTTCATTAAGCATAATTTTTTTTGTGTGATTTGGATTTTTATCTGGTAATATTTCTAAAAGATTAACTTCAAATTTTTCTAATGAACCGCAAACTTTTTCTTCATCGCTATCATCTTTTACTTTATTGTTACACTTATACTGAAGGGTAACAACTTCATTTACAGACCTTGCTCTAAGGTTTAAAAATATAAATTCTAAATCAAAAACAGGCAACGATTCAATATCAACATCGTCAATAACACAATTTTTAGAAATCTGTTTGACCACATTCAAAGCATCCTTTGGATCTTCTGATTGTGATGCCATCAATAAAAGTTTTTGTTCTTTTACCAAAAAAGGCCTAAAACGAACAATTTTTCCTGTAGAAATAAGTTTCAATTCATAAATTGGTACATCAATTTTAGGTAACATAATAACCTCGCTTAGTTAATTAAAATGCACGGCCAATAGGTAATTTTCTAGCTGCAACCGAGCCAAATAAAGATGTTGCTGCTGATGCCAAATCATAATTACCATCGTAAATTACTTTATATTTTTGATAAGCAAAATTAACTTGCAATCTGTGAAAATTTTCTTCTGACCAACTTAAAGATTGTGGTGCTATTCCTATTGGAAAAGCATCAATCAGTTCAACCGCATAAATTTGTTTGATAAATTCATCATATTGAATTATTTTAATATTGCACATATATCGTGTATTTTGACCTTTAGGAAATCTTAAGTTATTTGTGTCTGAAGGATGAATTGCTTCCATCCAACGGTCAAAAAGTTTTCTTTCAAAAAAATCATTTGTGCATAAAAAAGTAAAACTTATATCGCCATATGATGTTTGATATGGCACTTTAAATGTTGGTCCATATATTTTTACATCGGCTGTTTGTAATGTTTTTCCTGGTAATTCAGCGGTTTCACATTGAAGTGCCAAATACCGAGACAGAGAAGAATTGGATGTTTTTGAATATTCGTCTGCATCACCTTGACGACCAAAGGCTGAACCAATCGCATCAGAAACATCTGTAAAAATAGAGTTTGGAAAATTTAGTATTTTCTCAATGATTGAACTGCCAACAAATTGGCCAACATAAGGTGGAATAGGAAGTATAACTTCAAAACGAGATGGTTTTGCTAGTCCGTCTTTGCCACGAATGTTTGATAAAAATAGATTTGGTGAAAATGACATTAGAATTTTTTCCGTGAGTCAGCGTAAACTTTGCTTTCTGAAGCGTTTACAAAAGTGTCCATTGGTAATAATGCAGCAATATCCCACTCATCAGCAGATATCTCTAAAAAACGAGATGTAATGTGGTTAAAAAGATACCTCTTGATGCATGGCATAGCCTCAAAAGCTGTTGATGCTTGTCTAAGATAATCATAACTTAATCTCAATCGTGTTCGCTCATCAAACTTACTATTTGATGCAGTTTCACTTAATTTGTCCAATAATATGATTCGTTGCCTTGGGTGAATGTAATGCAAGTTCAACCCTAAAAAACCGTCTGAGTATTGTTCTATTGGAATCACCAATGGGAACCTGTCGTAATATGGCATTGAATCTTTTGTTTTTGGGTCATAGTAGTAAAAATACATCTTGCCAATAAAAGTGTTGTTTCTTAACCTTGCTCGGTCTCGCATTAGAGAACTTGGTGAAGGGTTTAACGAACCAACTTTTGAGCGTAACCAAGCTCTTGCTTTATTGGTACGGGGAACATACCCTTCTTTAGCAAGAGATTGATTTATTCGGTCAATGAGATAAGCCATTACGCTATTTATCTCAAAGTCCAAGCCCTAGTTCATTCTCTGTAATTAGCATAAACTTCCAACCATGTTCTTTGCAAAATAGGTCGGCTGCTCGCCACTTTTCTTGGTTTACCGCATATGTGGCAACTTCTTGGAGAAACTTTTGTGTTTTGCGCTTTTGTTTTGGAAGTTGCGTTTGATGAAAAGGTTTAACTTCCATAACCACCGTCACCTCACCTTTAGCCTGACGAATCCTTGCAATAAAATCAGGAAAATAGCGATGAACTTTTTGGTCAACTGGAGATTTGTAAGGGATTGGTAATTCTTCTGAAGCCCACCAGATTACATTTGGTTGCTCATCCAAATACTTCATTACACGCAATTCCCATGAGGAACGATAGACGATGTTTGTGGCATCACCTTTGTATTTCTGTGGGTTGCGAGGAGTAAACCATCCTTTATATGACATAAATACTATCTATCTCACTTTTAGGAATCTTATATGCCACTCTTTGGCTTCGGCGACATTCAATTCAATAAAGGTCAAAATTCAACTAAAGGACCATTAAAAGCTCTTGTTGAAAGTAGATATGCAACTACAACATTGAGGTATCCTTTAGACATTGGTAATTCAGATAAAGGCCACTACATGGTACTTTATATTAAAAAGCAAGAAGGTTCAAAATCCGATGAAAATTTGACTCAAACTGGTTTTGTTGAAGCCACAAATTCAGCTTTTAAAAATCCAGTTAATAATGTAGTCAATTCAGCTTCAGAAGCAATAAAAGGTAATTTTGCTGGTACACTTTCTTCAGGAATACAAAATTCATTTAGCCAATCCTCCGGCGGTGTTATTGGTAATTTAACGAGTTCAATTGGTAGTGCTTTTAAACAAATTACTGGTAACATATCAAGTTTAAATAATCCTTTTGGTCAAACAACTATAATTAATGCCAATGGTGCAGCTTCACAAGAAATTAATAGAAACAACATAAAATCTTTAATTGCAAGCGGTGATATTCTTCGTGGCATCAGAAAAACAACAAGAACAAATCAAGCAATTGCTTTGTATATGCCAGACACTTTGCAATTTGAATATAAACAAAGTTATGAACAATTGAATTTGTCACAAACAGCTTTAGGTATTGCTGGAATGTCAGCTGCTAAACAATTGGAAGCTGGCGAATATTATTCAGCAGCAAAAGATGCACTCAAATCAGTTCCTGCTATTTTGCAACAACAAGCCAATAAAAGATTAGGTGCAATTGGTGCTGCGGGTGGTTTCCTTGCAACTGGTGCTGTAGTTAATCCATTATTAGAAGTAATTTATAACTCTCCTCAATTCAGAACATTTCAGTATGATTTTATTTTTTATCCAAGAGATGAGAGAGAAGCGGTAGAAGTTCAAAAAATTATTAACACACTACAATTTCATCAAGCACCTGAATTTAAAGAAGGTTCAGCAGGAAGTTTATTAATACCACCATCAGAATTTGATATACAATTTTATTATTCTGGAGAAGTCAACAAAAATTTACCAGAAATTGGTAACTGTGTTTTAACCTCAATACAAGTAAACTATGCGCCAAATGGTTTTTATGCTTACGAAGTTCCTGGACAAAATGCTACTGTTGGCGGAACAGGTATGCCAGTTGCAATTCAAATGACTTTGCAATTCCAAGAAACCACATATCTGACAAAAAATAAACCAGGCGAATTAGGAATAGTAAAAGACATTTATGACCCTTCTAATAGAGAACGAGATGTGTGATGGCCAAATTTTTTAGATATTATCCAAAAACATTTTACACAAGTAATAATTCTGTTACTGGTGTAGATGCTGTTACAAATATAATTGCTAGATTTGGTTTTGAACAAACACTAAAACAAAACTCAAATGCCTTTTACAAATATCAAATACAAGATGGTGATACACCAGAAATTATTGCTGACAAATATTATGGAAATGTTGAATATCATTGGGTTGTTTTACTTTTTAACGATATTATTGACCCACAATTTGATTGGCCTTTAAATCAAAACTCTATCATTGAATATATTGATAAAAAATATGCTGCTAATGGAGCAGCAAATACACCTGCTCAGTCAGGTATAATTTGGGCTTTAAGTGAGAATAATGTTCAGGCATATTTTAAGGTTATTACAACAACAGGAAGTGACGGAACAATTACAACCGAAAAACTTCAGGTTGATAGAAACACATATGCAAACATAGCATCAAGTACCACATCCTACACTACACAAGCAAATGAAAATGTAACTGTGGCAATAACAAAAGAAAGTCGTTCTTACTACACTTATGAGGTAGTAGAAAATGAAAACAAACGAGAAATAAATCTTTTAAAATCTGAGTTTATACCGGAAGTAGAAAAAGAATTTAAGCGGGTTATCAGTTTATGAGTTTGAAAATGTTAAAATCTACTCAATTTGAAATAATTGAGTTAGTTCTTGTTACCAAAGGTGGTAAAATTGACATAGCAAACTTATGTGAAGAAATAAACATTCACGACACTTTATTTTTATCTGTAATGAGTGGAAGCCTTGTTATTGGTGATTCAGTTGGTTTATCCAGTAAACTTCTTTTTGATGGCTCAGAATCAATTCTTATACACATCAAAAAAGATAAAAATTCTGAAATATTAGATTTTAAAAAAGCTTTTCGTATTTACAAACAAACAAATCGGTCAATTATTAAACCTGGTTTAGAAAAATACATTTTGCATTTTACATCTGATGAATTAATTTATTCTGACCAACAAAGAGTAAACCAATCCTATGAAACAAACTATTCAAAAATAGTTGAAAGAATTTTGGTTGATTACCTTAAAGTGCCTCAAAACAATCTAGGTGGTGTTTATGAATTTTCTTCTGGTGTTCAAAAAATAGTTATACCTAATCTGAGACCTTTAGAAGCAATTGAGTGGTGTGCAAAAAGAGCTTTAGACATAAATCAATCTCCAAATTTTATGTTCTATCAAAACATAACAGGTTTTAATTTTGCCACGCTTTCAACTTTGCTTACACAACCTTCAATAATTGACATATCATATGAAACAAAAAATATAAACGGTGAAACGGCATTTGATGAAATGGGTGGTGCTAGGCATTTAGAAATAGTTTCATTAAATGATAACATTGAACGAACTAGGTCAGGTGTTAATGCTGGTAAATTTATTGGTTTTGATCCAGTTACAAGAACTATTAGCACAAAAAATATTTCATACGGTGACCATTATTTAAATATGAAACATGGCAATAAAACTCCAAATTTTAGTCAAATACAAAGTCGTGATGGGTTATCAAATTCTGAAGCTTTTAACTCACGAAAATCTGTAAGTATTTTTAACTACAATAGACAATTTAGTGAATACATTAAAAAGAAAGAACCTTCTTCTTTAACAAATAGAGATGGTATTGAAAGTTGGCTTTTTCAAAGAAAAGCAATTATTAAAAATTTAATGTCTAAACGCCTTAAACTTGTAATGCCAGGTAATTTTCAACTTTCTTCTGGTTTTAATGTAAATGTGAATGTACCCATTATTGGTTCAACAATAGGTGAAGATAGAAGTATAAATGGAAAATATTTAATTGTTGCTTCTCGTCAAATTATTGGTTACGAAAAGCATGAAACAATCATTGAAGTTGCTTCTAGCTCATCTGATGTTGAATATGTTTCAGCCAGTGATGATGAACAACAAAAAGAAATTTTAACTTATTAAAATGATTAAAAACGAAGAATCTAAAGATTTTGCAGGTAAAGCCGGTTTTATTTGGTGGATTGGGATTGTTGAAGATAGACAAGACCCCTTAAAGTTAGGTCGTTGCCGTGTTCGTTGTGTTGGTTGGCACTCTGAAAATAAAATGCATTTACCAACAGAGAATCTTCCTTGGGCCACTCCTTCTTTACCTGTAAATAATCCATCACCTTATTCACCGAAAGAAGGAGATATGGTTTTTGGTTTCTTTTCTGATGGTGAAAATGCACAAGATCCAATTATAATAGGAATTTTTCCAGGAATACCACTTAAAGCAGGAAACGCACAAGAAGCGTTTAGTGACAGCCGTAATTCTGACCAGTTATCTTCTGCACCAGTTAAACCATCTGAATCAGCTACTCTTTATCCTAGAAGATTAGATGAACCAACAACTTCTCGCTTGGCACGAAATGACTCTGATTACCCTTCACCAATCAATGAAAGTAAAGCTGCAAATAAAGCATCAAAAGTAGAACCAAATTCATACTATAATGCCAAGTATCCTTACAATAATGTTTATGAATCTGAATCTGGCCATGCAATGGAGTTTGATGATACACCAAATGCAGAAAGAATTCATTTGTATCATCGGTCAGGCTCATATACAGAATGGGCAGCAAATGGTGATAGAGCAGAAAGAATTCAAAAAGATAAATTTACAGTAGTGATTGGTAATGATTCTGTTTATGTGAAAGGTGATGTAAAAGTATATGTTGATGGAAATGCATCATTAGAAATTGGTGGAAACTTTAGTGCTACAATTGGTGGTACCTGTGATATAATATCTGGTGGTAATATGTCATTTACTGCTCCTAGAATAGACCTAAACGAATAATGCCAGCCATAGCAAGAAAAGACGGAACAGATACAATTGCAACCAATCATGGTTGTGATTCTACAACTGTGACCAAAGAAGGTTCAACTAATGTTTTCATTAATGGAAAAGGAGCGGTTAGGGCAGGAGATTTGTGTGAGGTACATACTATTCCTGCTGGGCCCGCTTGTGTTCCTCATCAAGTTTCATTGACTTCTTTTTCTTCAACCGTTTTTGTAAATGGCAAAGGAATTGGTAGAAAAGGTGATGAATACTCTGGCCACACTTTAACTTCTGGTTCTTTAAATGTCTTTGCTGGAGGTTGAATAAATAGAAAATGGCAACCGTAAACATACAATCAGAACGCACTTTTAGAGACCTGGACCTAAATTTTACCATTCATCCAGTCAAAAAAGATATAAACACCTATAAGAATGAGTATGCGGTCATCAATTCTATTAAGAATTTGGTACTAACAAATCACTACGAAAGACCGTTTCAACCAGAACTTGGCAGTAATATACGCCGCCTTTTATTTGAACAGGTTGATTCAGTAACAGCTGCACAAATTGAAAGAGAAATAACAGAGGTAATTGGTAATTTTGAACCTAGAGCTCAGGTATCTAAAATTGAAGCCGTACCTGCGCCAGATGAAAACAAATATGAAATTTATTTGGAATTTTTTATTATCAATAATTCTTCACCAATTACAATTAATTTTTTCCTAGAGCGGATTAGATAAACATGGTAGACCGTTTAAGAGTAACAGAACTTGATTTTGATACAATCAAGCAAAATTTAAAAAACTTTTTAAGACAACAATCTGAATTCCAAGATTACGATTTTGATGGAGCCGGTCTATCGGTTCTATTAGACATTCTTGCCTATAATACTCATTACAATGCATACTATTTGAACATGGTTGCAAATGAGTCATTTTTAGATACGGCATTGCTTCGTGATTCAGCTGTTTCTCATGCCAAAACTCTAGGTTATACTCCATATTCTACCAGAGCTCCAGTAGCAATTATTGATTTTACGGTAGAATCCAATTCTTCAACATCTGGTACTTGCACTTTACCAGAAGGTTTTGCTTTTCTATCAAATCAAATTGACAGCAGAGCTTACAACTTTGTGGTACTAGAAGATACTACTGTCACAAAATCAAACACGCAATATGTCTTTGAAAATTTAAACATCTATGAAGGCCAATTGATTACCTATTCATTTACATATGACAAAGGTTCAAACCCAAAATCGGTGTTTCAATTACCTGATGCAAGTATTGATACAACCACAATTAAAGTTACGGTATCGCCAAACGCAGCAAACAGCTCTACAACAGTTTATGAAAAAGTTACAGATGTTTTAGATATTACCTCCACTTCAGAAGTTTTCTTTTTGCAAGAAGGCCGTGGTGGTTTGTTTGAGATATATTTTGGTAACGATGTTGTTGGCAAATCTTTACCTGACGGCGCAATCGTTTCTGTTACTTACCTATCAACAAATGGAACTGCTGCAAACAAAGCAAATAATTTTGTTGCAACAGCCACAGTTGTAGATTCTCTCTCAACATCTCTTTCTAATTTTACAATTACGCCACAAAGCGGTGCATCTGGTGGTGCAGACCGTGAATCAGTTGACAATATTAAATTTTCAGCTGCTGCTCGCTTTTCAACACAAAATCGTTTAGTAACATTTAAAGATTACGAAACCTACATCTTAAATAATTACCCAAACATTGATTCAATTTCTGTTTGGGGCGGTGAAGAAAATGACCCGCCTGTTTATGGTCAAGTTTTTGTCTCTATGAAACCAAAAGAAAATTATTATATTTCTGAGACAGAAAAACAACGAATCATTGACGAGATTATTAAACCAAAAGCTGTAATTGCGGTTCAAACACAAATTATTGACCCTGAATATTTGTACCTTGTTTTAGATGTTGAAGCACAATATGATTCAAAGAAAACAACAGATACAGAACAAAATTTAAAATTAAAAATTCGTAATGCAATTTTGAACTATGCAGATACTTATTTGAACAAATTTGGTTCAAAGTTAATTGATTCAAAATTAGAGACCTCAATTGATAATGTTGACCTCAACTCAATTATTGGTAATGAAGTTGTAACAAAAGTTCAAAAGCGATTTGAGCCTGAAATTAATTTAACACAATCTTATAGTGTGAATTTTAATGTGCCTTTACATCGTGGCACAATCACAAATAAACTCACATCAACTGAATTTGATGTTTTAGATTCAAATGGTGCAAGACGAACAGTTACTTTTGATGAAACTCCTCAATCATATAGTGGTATTTCATCAATTGAAGTTACAAATGCAGGAACAGGTTATACCTCTGCACCGACAGTTACAATTACAGGTGACGGTACAGGCGCAACTGCAACAGCAACTATTGTGAATGGCAAAATTCAAAGTATTAATATTACAAATCGTGGTATTGATTACACCCGTGCTATCGTTACAATAAGTGGTGGTAATGGTTATGGTGCGGCCGCAACAGCTATAGTTGATGCACAAGTAGGAACATTACGAACAGTTTACTACGATACAAATGCTCAAAGGCAAATTGTAAATGAAAATGCAGGTGAAATTAATTATGAAACAGGAATAGTTACAATTAATGACATAAAAATACTTTCTGTTTCTTCATCTGATAGCTTAATTCGTTTGACAATTGAATCACAAGAAGCTATTTTAGAATCTGCTAAAAATACAATCATCACTATTGATGAAACTGACCCGGTATCTGTTGTTATTTCTTTAACTAATATTTCGTAATGTCTTTTGCAAATACCTCAATACTGATTAATCGTCAGGTACCTGAATTTGTCAGGGACGAGTATCCTCTTTTCATTACATTTTTAGAGGCATACTATGAATTCCTTGAGCAAAAACAAACAGGTGAACTAAATGATTTAACTCAGCAAGCCAAAAATCTAAGATACATTTCTGATGTTGATGCCTCTATTGACCAGTTTGAATCTAGTTTCTTCAACACCTATGCTTCTTCGCTGCCTAGAGATTCGGCAGTAGATAAAGAATTTCTTATCAAAAATGTTTTGCCTCTTTACTTAGCAAAAGGCAATGAGGCGGCATTTAAACTATTATTCCGACTTCTTTACAATGATGAAGTCACAATCATACAACCAAGAAACAATGTTCTTCGTGCCTCTGATGGTAAATGGACAGTTGATAATGTTTTAAGAATTGAAAAAGATATCAGAAGTGTTTATGCAGGCACAGGTTCAAATACAGAATTTATTCTTGCACAAACAGCTGGTTCTGGTCAAATTGATGTTTATGTAAACGATGTTTTAAAAATTGAAGGAACGGATTATTTTATCCGTAAAGAAACACAGAAGATTGTGTTTGTTTCTGCACCAGTTGCCAATTCAACTATTGAAGTATTCTACGATGATTTTGATATTACACTTATCAACAATCGTAAAATAACTGGCCTTACTTCTGGTGCCTCTGCAATTGTTGAACGAGCAGCTCCAAGGATTATTACAGACCAATTGAACTTTGGTTTGCCTTTTGAATTATTCATCAATAATAAAACTCTGATTGGTAATTTCACGAATGGTGAAAAAATTGCCACAGATATCATTGACACAAATGGTAACTTAATTGAGTTAGAAGCTGATACATTTTCTATTTTAACTAAAATCAATGTCATTAACGGTGGCACTCTTTATAATGTTGGTGATCCAGTAACAATTGTTGGTGGTGGTGCTATCACTACGGCAACAGCAGAAATTGATAGAGTTACCGATGGTTTTACTTCTCGCATTGTTGTAAATTACGGTGGTGCTGGTTTTAAAGATGCTTCTCTTATTGAATCTACCACAGCTAATACCACAATAATTATAGGTGCTGTTGACGGAGTAAACACAAGCCACTATACAGCTAACACTTACATTGTTCTTGGTACTGATGTTATTCAAAGCTTCAATGGTAATTCAAATGCAGTTAATACTTTAATTAGTGCAGCAGATTATGGATTTCCTGGACCATTTACTGAAAATGTAAACACAAGAATCATTGATGCCTTAACTACGGCAACTTTAACCGATTTAGGCCCAATGACCAATGTGGCAATTCTGTTTTCAAATACAACAACAAATGTCGCCACACTAGATGCTCAAGGCGCTTTGTATCTGGCAGGAAATACTTTCTTTGACATTAAAGATTTTAAATCTGTTGGAAGAATTGATGTTATCTCTGGTGGTTCAGGTTATAAAGTTGGTGATGAAGTTGTATTTGGATCCAATCCACCAGGAACAATTGGCATTGGTGCTGCAGCTGCGGTCAAAACAGTAAATGCAACAGGAAGTATTCTTACTGTTGAAATACAACCACCTAGAGTTTCTGGTACAGCAAATGTTTTAAATAATACAGTTCAAATTATTGGAACTGGCACAAACTTTCCAGCAGATTTTTCTGTTGGTGATAAAATTATTATTCGCAGCCAAGAAAGATATATCAACGCAATCACTTCATCTACAACGGCCAATGTGAATGTGGCGTTTTCTTGGGAGTCAGGTGGTGGCAATTGGGCTAATGATTATCCAATTGGTTCGTTTACAAGAGGGTTGGTTGGTGGTTCTAATTATACACAAAATAATTTCCCAACCGTTACTGTTTCTACCGCTTCTGGTGGGTCTGGTGCGAGTGTAGTAGTTAAAGCTTTGATGGGTAATGGTGAAATACTATCACCATTCTCTGATTTCCCACCTGGCCAGATACTCTCTATCAAACTTACTTCTGGTGGAGTTGGATATCAATACATTCCACAAGTTGATTTGACGAACTATGGTGATGGTTTAGCAATTGCCAATGCGGTTCTTGGTGGTGTTTACACTACACTACCTGGTCGTTGGACCTCATCCGATTCTATCATATCAAGTTCTGAGCGTAAACTACAAGGGTCAAATTACTATGTTGACTACTCTTACATTACTTCGTCATTAACAGAATTTAGTAAATACAAAGAAATTCTTAAATCATTACTGCACCCAGCTGGTTTTGTTAATTATGCTGATGTTAACAAAGAGTTTGAAGCTAATACAACTGTTGAAATAGATGCTTCTATAGCAAATACAATTTCAGGTAATGTGTCTGTTACAAGTGGTTCTATTTACATTGTAGGTACAGGCACAAGATTTAACATTGCAAACACTCGTAGCATCTTTACGATTGGTTCTAATGTTGCGGTCAATGGTGAAATTCGTACCATCAGCACAATTGTAAGTAACAGTAATCTATCTGTTTCTTCTGCATTTACCTATAGTGCCAATGACCAGACCCTCTTTATATTGACATAAATAACACTTATGGCTACATCCATTAATACAAGAAAATTAAGTTACAACTCTGCAAAGCTTTGGCGTGATGCTTTATTGAACGCATCAACAAATAATTGTCCAGTTCTTTATGTAACAATTGGCAATAGTGTTCCTTATGCCAATGAAGCTTCTCCAGATTCAATTGTTGATACATTAAACACAGAAAAATCTGCATGGGATAATATCTTTGCCGGCAAGAGAGCCACAGGAAACGATGTTTCTTTGGTTTTACCAAAAGTTAATTGGACAGCAAATACAAAATACAGACAATACGATGATACCATTGGTGTCGTGGACCTAGTAACTGCAAATACCACGCAAAACTTAAAACCAATGTATGTGATTACAAGTGCAAGAAATGTTTACAAATGTCTTGCCAATTCAGCCGGTGCTAACTCAACAGTTGAGCCAAGCGGCGACTATACAACATCAAACGGCAATATTGCAACCGCAGATGGTTACATTTGGAAGTATATGTTCAATGTAAAACCATCTAATAAATTTTTAAATACAGATTGGGTACCAGCACCAACTTCAATAACTGCTTTAGATTATGGTGTAGATGCAAGTGGAGTGGTTCTTGGAGAGTTAACAACTATTGTTGTAACAGCAAATGGCACAAACTACCGTGAAGCATCCAATGTTCGTGTAGATTCTTTCGTATCTGGTCAAACCACTATTCGTTTATCTAATACGGCTTTAACTTTATCAATTTTTAGTATTCCTGCTCTTTCTAATCTTGCCAATATGGCAATTTCTGGAACAGGAATTCCAACCGATACCTATATCACCGCTGTTGCTAACGCAAACGGACTAATCACACTTTCTTCTTCAACAAATGCTATTGGCGGAAATGCTAATAATATTACAATTTCTACCCGTGTTTACATTGATGGTGACGGAACAGGCGCAGTAGCAAATGCGGTTTTATCAAACACTTCCATTAATGTAAGTGGTGCTGATGCAAACATAGCAAGAGTAAATGTGACCACAATTGGAACAAACTATACCCGTGCAAATGCATTGGTGTTTGGTTCTGGAACAGGTGCTACCACCCGTGTAATTATTGCACCAAAATTTGGTCATGCTTTTAACCCTGCTGAAGAACTCATGTCAAATACAGTAATGGTGGCAGTAAGGATTGGTGAAATTGATTCTACAGAAAATGGTCTAATCTCCGTTGACACCTCGTTTAGGCAGGTAGGGCTCCTTCAGAATCCGTATAAATACGCTTCAAATAGTAGGGTGGAAGTATCAAACGCTAATACAGTAATTTCTCAGACGACAGATATGGGAGTTATTGCTGGCACAAGTTATACTTTAAACGAATATGTGTACCAAGGAAGTTCTGCGAGTAATGCTTCTGCGTATGGATATTTAAATGCTCAAACTTCAAATGAGGTACGATTGATACGAGTAACCGGAACATTTGTGACTGGTCTTCCACTTATTGGTGCTACTTCCGGTGTATCCAGAACAGTCACCTCAGTTTCAAATCCAGAATTAAAACCATACTCTGGCGATATGCTATACATAGAAAATGCAGTAAAAACTGACCGTGCAGATGGTCAGGCAGAAAATATTAAATTGACGGTAAGTTTTTAAGGCTTAACAGATGGCAATTGACACCAATTTTAATGTAAATCCATACTACGATGATTATGATGAGGATAAAAAATTCCTCCGTATGCTCTTCAAACCTGGCTATGCTGTTCAGGCTCGTGAATTAACTCAATTACAAACAATTCTCCAAAAACAAGTAGAGCGTTTTGGTAGTCATGTCTTTCAAAATGGCTCTGTTGTAACTGGTGGCCAAACCGTATTTCAAAATACTGCTTTTCTTAAAATTGATACAAATTATGCTGGCGCTGCGGTAACAATTGATGATTTTGTTGGCAAAGCAATCGTTGACAACATTCAAAGTCCTACCAAGCGTGCTGAAGTAATTAAAGTATATGATGCCGATGCCGGCACAGGTGACCCAAAAACATTAATGATTCAAACTGTTTTTGGCACATTCAACTCTGGCGACACAATTCTTACCTACGAAACTGGACCAACATACGCAAATGTTTCTACATCAGGAACCGGAACAGGCCAAACTTTTTCTGTTGATTCTGGTGTTTATTACTACGATGGTTTCTTTATTAAAAATGATGCACAGACAATTGCTGTGTCCAAATATGACCAATTATCCAATGCAAGAATTGGTTTTGAAATTACTGAAGCTATTGTTGAGGCAACTGAAGATACCTCACTTCTTGACCCAGCATTAAATGCTTCAAACTATCAGGCACCAGGTGCAGATAGATTTAAAATTACTCTTACTTTAGCCTCACGCTCACTTACTTCTACTGATGATACTGAATTTATTGAATTAGCTAGAGTAGAAAATGGCAATTTAACAAAGTATTACAAGTATCCAATCTATTCAGTTTTAGAAGATACTTTAGCTCGCCGAACATTTGATGAATCTGGTAACTATACAGTTAAACCATTTAAGATAGCGCTTCAAACTTCATCTAATACCGCAAATCTGGATGTGATTCTTTCTCCAGGTAAAGCTTATGTTTATGGTTATGAGTTTGAAACTATTTCGCCAACTACATTAACTTTTGATAAACCAAGAGATACCGATAGCGTAACAAATAAACGACTATCTGCTGACTATGGTTATTATGTTTATGCTAACAATGTTTATGGTTCTTTTCCAATTAATAGTTTACAGACAGTAGATTTGCATTGTGTAGCAAATGCTTCAATCAATACAAACTCTACCGGCACAGTTTCAAACACAAAAATTGGTACTGCAAGAATCAAATCTATTGCTTATGATTCAGCTGCCAATACGCAAGACAGTTCTACATATGAATACAAACTTTTCTTATTTGATGTAGATGTTGGCTCTATTGCTGGTGGCAATTGTAATACAGGTATTGCTGCAGGCAACACTTCTTATATTCAAATTGCAAATACTGTTTCTGGCAATTTATTCTATTCAACTGTTGATAATGCTTACCAAGGTGCTAAGTTACGAATTGTAGCCGGTCCTGGTGTTGGTGAAGAGCCAAGAACAATTACAAACTATAAAGGTTCTACTCAAACACTTCAGATTGATGTTCCATTTACTGCTAATATCAATACACAATCTCAATTTTCTATTGATTTTGAATTTAATGATACTAAATCAGTTGTTGTAAGTAGTTCTGCCTCTATTCTTTCCGCTGCAAATATTGATGAGCGTTCTAAAGACCCAGCAACAACATACAATGATACCATAGCAACTGATACAAGTGCTGAAACATTAGTGTTTAGCCTTGGTGATTCTTTTGTTGCAAATGGTTCTATTGCTGACCTTTCACTTTCATATCGCAGATTGTATGAGAATCAATCATTCTCTGCTGGTCTTTCACCAGCATTGACCGTTGGTACTGGTGAATCTATTGCTTCTGCCACATCAACTTCAGCTAGAGCTGAAAATTATCAAATTGTAGTTACTTCACAAGGTACTGGAGTTTATGGTGTAGGCCAAACTGTACCTGCAACTGCAATTACAGGTGTTGATACAGGAACTCGTAAGATTACTGTAAATGGTGGCGGTTCTATGACTGCTAACATTATTGCTACGATTGATGTTAGCAATCCAACACAAAAGAATAAAACATATATTGCAGGTAACACCACAATTCAAACTTCTGGTGGTGTAGATTTATTTGGTAATGGTGCAGTTACCTTATATGGTTCACAAGGTCAGATACAGATTGCAGCTAACACGATTGTTAAAACACCAGATACTAACCAATCATTGTTTACCTCTGATGTTGTAAGTTTAACTTCTGTATTAGATTTCAATGGTGCTGCAATTAGCCCAGCAAACGAAGCAAGTGCTATCAATGTAACATCACGCTATGTTCTTGTAAACGGCCAAAAAGATTCTTATTATGACCATGCGGCAATTAAATTAAAATCAGGTGTTTCTGCACCTGTTGGCCCACTTGTTGTTAAATTTAATCAGTTTGTATCTTCTGGTGCTGGATTCTTTACAGTAGATTCATATACTGGTAGTGGTTATGCGTATGAAAATATTCCATCATATGCAGCTACAAATGGCACATTATATGAATTGCGTGATTCTTTAGATTTTAGACCTGTTCGTGCAAATGCTACAGTAGCAACAGCCAATTCTTTTGTGTTTGATGTTGATTCTACCACTACAGGCCCAAAAGTACCAGAAAATGGTTCTGACATTATTCTGGATTATCAATATTACCTTGCTCGTAATGATAAAGTTATTTTAAACAAAAATAGAACATTTGAGGTATTACAAGGCGTTTCTTCATTAAACCCTGTAGACCCAAAAGACAAAGATAACTCAATGACGCTATACATTTTGCGTCATCCACCTTATGTTTTAAATTCTGCTAATACAGAAGTTCAATACATCAATAATCGCCGTTATACAATGAAAGATATTGGCACTATTGAAAAGCGTGTTGAAAACTTAGAATACTATACTTCACTTTCTTTATTAGAACAAGAGACACTTAGCAAACAAGATTTAACTATTCTTGATTCTTCTAACTTAGCAAGATTTAAAAATGGTATTATTGTTGATTCATTTAAAGGCCATTCAATTGCTGATGTAGCAAAGAATGAATATAAAGCCGCAATTGACCCAAACAATAAAGAGATGAGACCAACATTTAACATCTCATCTTTTGCTTTAAATTTTGATTCTGCTAATTCATCTGGTTATACACAAAATGGTGCTTTTATTACCGTTTCGTCTTTAGTTACACAGTTTATTGACCAACCTAAAGCTTCTAAGACAGTTAATGTTAATCCATTCAATGTGGTTAATTATCTTGGCAAAATTGAATTAAATCCAAAATCTGATATTTGGATTGACACAACTCGCAATCCAGATGTTCTTGTAAACTTAGAAGGTGACAAAGACGCTTGGTCTCTAATTACTGACAGAATTCCTGCTCAATTTGAGTGGGGTAATTGGCAAACATATCAAGTTGGACAAAGTGTTACTGGCCAACAATCTTGGATAGGCGGTCAAGGTGGTTGGACTGTCCGATTTGCTGCTGATGTGGTAACAACTACACAAAGAGAAACGAGAACCGGTGTTCGTTCAGCTGTTGTTCCAGAAACAATCACACAATCTCTTGGTGACCGTGTCGTAGACCTGTCTATCATACCTTACATGAGAAGTGCGGCTGTTTTATTTACCGCTTCAGATTTTAAACCTAGCACAACTCTATACCCATTTTTTGATTCAACATTAGTTGAACAATATGTTGGTCGTGCAAATAAATTTATATTAGCAAATAATAATTTATCTTATCAAACTTCTGTAGGTAATTTTGAAACTGCTACAATTAAAAATAATATTACAAACACAACAAATGGTTCTGTAACTGTTGTTAAGAGTTCTAATAGTGAAATGTTTGTTGTGAATGTATCTCCAAACACTTCATTTAATATTGCTAATGCTAATCTAATTGGTTCTTCAACTAGCACTTCTGTTCGCATCAATGGATATGAGCACTATTCAGGTAATGCAAATGCAGCAACCGTAAGTTCAATTACCTTGCGTATTGATGCTTCTGGTGCAAACAATGAATCGTATTATGCAAATACTGCTAATAGTAATACAATTTTCATTGTTTCTGGTACAGGTGCAGGACAACAAAGAACAATTAATTCGTATAGTGCCGTCACAAGAACAGCAAATATTACAAGTAACTGGACAACAACTCCAGATACAACATCTGTTTACTCAATTGGCAGACCAACTACTACCGCTGCAGGTGATGTTGCTGGAGTTTATACAATTCCTGCTTCTACTTTCCGTATTGGTGAAAAACGATTCCGCTTAATTGATAACAATAGTAATGATGTTGGTTCTTCTTCTACAAATGGAGATGCTTCGTTCTTTGCACAAGGGTTGTTACAGAGAGTTGAAGAAACAATAATTTCTGCAACTGTACCTAGTATTCAACGCCAATCGGTTTCAGATGAAAGAATTACAACTTCTACAACGGTAACAAATCAGCGTGTCGCACAATGGATTGACCCTCTTGCTCAAACATTCTTAATTGCACCAGGAACATATCCAAATGGATTGTTTATTAATCGTGTAAGATTCTGCTTTAAATCTAAAGATGATACTGTGCCTGTTACATTACAAATTCGCCCAACGGTGAATGGATATCCTTCTTATGCCGTAGTTTATCCATATGCAACGGTTACAATGACACCAGACAAGGTTAAAACAACTGATTCGCCAGATTTAGATGATGCTAACAAATATACTGATTTTGTATTTGATACTCCAATCTATATGCAACCAGGTGAACACTCATTTGTTCTATTGTCTAACTCTAACAAATATGAAGTTTATGCGGCAGAAATTGGTGCTCTAGATACTGTCTCAGGTCGCCAAATCTCTGAGCAACCATATGGTGGTTCATTGTTCTTGTCACAGAATGGTTCTACATGGGAACCAGACCAAAATTCTGACATGACATTTAGAATGTTCCGTAATCAGTTTTCTACAACACCAGCTACCGCTGCGTTTAAGATTAATGCTCCGGCAGCAAACACCAAACTTGATTTGGTTAACTTAATAACTGGTGATATGGTAATTGGAGACACTTCTTTAGTTTATAGATTTAACTCCGTATCAGATGCAACTGGTGGTGCTGCAGGTCTTAAAGCATTACGGCCATTAGAAGATTATGATATGAATGATGATGTTGGTCGCCGTGTATTGACAACTAGCAATAGTTCATTTACTGTTCAGGCCACAATGGCAACAACAGATACAGCTGTTTCTCCAGTTATTGATACTACACGATTTGGTATTATTGCGGTAGAAAACATTATTAACAACTTGCCTCTTGTTAATTCAGGATTTACTGTTGTTAGTTCTGGCGCATCATACTCTGCTACACCAACAGTTACAATTACTGGCGGCGGTGGTTCAGGTGCTACTGCTCGTGCAAATGTAACAGGCTCTGGAACAATTGATGCAATCGTTCTTACAAATGATGGTGGTTCTGGTTATACAACATCACCAACAATTACGATTACTGATGGCACAGGTTCTGGTGCTTCTGTAACTTATAACGGCGAAGATAAAAAATCTGGTGGCAACTCTAATGTTCGTTATATTACTCGCCGTGTAACATTGTCTGATGGTTTTGATTCTGGTGACTTGCGTGTTTATGTGACCGCTTACAAACCAGCTGGGTCAAGCATCTATGTTTACTATAAATTGTTGTCGCAATCTGACCCTGATGATTTTGATGATAAGAATTATCAATTAATGACAGAGATAGGCAATCAAAACTTTATCTCAATTAATTCAAATGATTATCGTGAATTAACTTTTGCACCAGGTATTGATGGATCAGCAAATAATCAAATTTCGTATAGCTCAGGTAGCACATCTTATCGTTCATTTAGAACCTTTGCAATTAAGATTGTAGTGGCTGGTACTTCTTATGTTGATGTGCCAAAAGTCCAAGATTTCCGTGCAATTGCTTTACCAGAAGGTAGCTAAAAATGTCACTTGTAACCATCAAAGACAACCAAAAACTTGTTCGTGATACTCATTCCAAAGCAGTTCTAAATACTGACAGAAATGGGTTAAATGAATATCTTATGAAGCGTGAATTAGCAAAAAAAGAAATGTGCGAAAAATCAGAAACAAAAGAGCGTTTGGCAAAGTTAGAATCGGATATGCAAGACATTAAGCAACTACTCATTGAAATTGCCGCTCTTCGGAAAGTATAATGTCAAACACAATTAATCAACTTACCACTTCTAATACCTTTTTACAATGGTTGACGGCTACTCAGTCGGTCATTGGAACACTTAATTCTTTACAAGAAGGTGGTGGCGGTTCTACATTTACTGCAAACACAAATATTGAAATTGCAAATAATGTAACAATTGGTGGTAATCTTACTGTAAGTGGCAATATTACACTTGATGCAATTGGGTTTGATGACTTAATTGTTTCTGGCGGCGCATCAATTGGCACCACATTAGATGTAACAGGTAATACAACTCTTGGTAATGCGACCATTAACTATGGTAATTTGCCAACAGCTAACATCGTATTACTGACTGGTTCTGCAAATACAGCGATTTATGCAAACATTGCTACATCACAAGATGCGGCTACATCGGCCGGAATCTATGCAAATGGTGCTTTCTTGCAGGCCAATACACCAAGTTATACTGCTAACTCAGCTGCAATTTATGCAAACGGTGCTTTTGCTGCAGCTAACTCCGCAGCTTCCGATGGTCTTGCATTTGCAATCGCCCTTGGATAAATAGATAAATAATCAAAACAGAGGTCTTTCATAAATGCCTAATACCTTTAAAAATTCTGTCGTGAATGCTGTAGGAACTGCCGCAATTAATGCCTATGTTTGTCCTGCAGCAACGCAAACAACTGCGATTGGTATGACTATCGCTAATCTAAACACAAACGCAATTACTGCCAATGTCATGTTAAATGCTGGTGGTTCAAATGTGTATATTCTCAAAAGTGCAACGATTCCTCCAGGCGGTGCTCTAGTGCCAATTGGTGGAGACCAAAAAGTTGTGCTTGAGGCTGGCGACTACCTTCATGTCAACACTTCAATTGCTAGCTCTGCCGATGTTGTCGTAAGTGTTTTGGAGATTAGTTAATGGCATACCTGGGTAATAATCCTGACGCCTATCAATATACCGTTGAAGTTTCTCGTTTCAATGGTACAGGCGCTTGCACACAATTTCAAATACCGCAAGATGTAGATGATGCCAAAGCAATTGAAGTTCTCGTCAATAGTGTTCAACAGGATCCAGATAATTCATATTCAGTAGTCAACGGCCTCATTACTTTTACTGAGGCACCTTCAGTTGGTACAAATAATGTTATTGTGCTTCGTAGAACAGGCACTACATATACAAGAACACAGATTGCAGCAGGAGATATTTTACCTAATGCGGTAACAACAGCTGCAATTGCTGATAACTCAATCACATCGGATAAAATTGCGCCAGGAACAGTTATTGCTTCTGATATTGCCGATGGTTCAGTTACAGGACCAAAACTTGGTTTAACTGCTATCAATGCAAACAATATTGTGGATGCCACAATTACTGAAGCAAAATTGGCAAATCCACCTTTTAATCCTTTCTTACTCTCGGGAATGTAAATGGCAACAACATATAAAATTTTAGGTCAGGCCGCACCTACTGCAAACACACTAACAAATGTTTATACTGTGCCATCTGCAACACAAGCGGTCATCTCAACAATCACAGTTTGTAATCAGACAGCATCAAATGCTTCTTATTCAATCTCAGTAGCAGCGAACGGTGCCGCAGATGCAAATACACAATACATCATTCGTGGTGGTGTAGTACCTGCCGCAGATTCAATTGGTATTACTCTTGGTATCACACTTGATGCCGCTGATGTGGTTCGTGCAAATACTAACCAGTCAAATGTTTCTTTCAACATCTTTGGTTCTGAAGTAGCGTAATGGGAATCCGTAGATTAGGTCGCCCAGCAGGATACAATTATCCTGTTGGATTAACACAATTATCTGGTACAGTAACTACTATGGAATATCTTGTAGTTGCTGGCGGAGGCGGAGGTGGTAATCTTGGCGGTGGCGGAGGCGGCGCCGGCGGTTTCGTAACTTCTCCTTCATTGGCAGTTGGTTCAAATACATCATATTCAATATCTGTTGGTGGCGGTGGTTCTGGAGGAAATGGTCCAACAACAAGAGGTGCCAACGGTTCTTGGTCTTTTATAAACACCACATCTTCTATCGCATCTTCAGCTGTTGGCGGCGGTGGCGGTGGTGCTAATGCACCATCATCTGCTTTAGCTGCAGGTTGTTCTGGTGGTTCTGGTGGAGGCGCTAACGGAGGAAATGCAGGTGGTCCTGGAGGATTAGGAACACCAGGTCAGGGAAATAATGGTGGAGCTTCTCCATCAACTTCACCTTTCTCAGGCGCTGGCGGTGGCGGCGCAGGTGCAGTTGGTGGTGCTGGTGGTGGTACCGGGCCATATAATGGTGGAAATGGTACTGCTTCTCCATTAAGTGGTTCTCCAGTAACATACGCCGGTGGTGGTGGAGGTGGTGCTGGTGGATTGCCAAGTGTATCTCCAGTAGTTGGTACTGGAGGTACTGGTGGCGGTGGAAACGGCACAACAACAAATGGCGCTAATGGTTCACCAAATACAGGCGGCGGTGGCGGCGGTGGTTGGAACACACCATATACCGGAGGTACTGGTGGTAAAGGTATCGTAATCATTCGTTACGCTGGTTCACAGGCTGCGTCTGGTGGCACAGTAACTACTTCGCCAGGTTATACTATTCACACCTTCACAGGCGATGGAACATTTACAGTCAACTCATTAGTATACTCAATAAACTAATTATGGGCGATACAGCAAAACAATTTTCTCTGCAAAACTTCAGACCAGATGGGTTTGAGTATCCTACTGGATTGAATTTGGTACAAGCTGGTGGACCAACTTCAATAGATTACCTAGTAGTTGCTGGAGGTGGAGGTGGCGGCACCCAAGGCGGCGCTGGCGGCGGCGCTGGCGGATTTTTAACTGGTACTTCACAAGCCATATCATTAACAACACCATATGCTATTACGGTTGGAAGTGGAGGTACAGGAACACAACAAACTAATCCAAGTACCGCAGGAAATAATGTTAGAGCTTCAAATGGCTCATTTTCTTTAATACAAGATACTTCTGCTAACTCACTATATGTTTATGCTGTTGGTGGCGGAGGCGGTGTAGGAAATAATGCTGGCGGTAGTAACCCCGGACATAATGGTGGTTCAGGCGGTGGTGGCGGTGCCTTTTCACCATCTGGAGGCCAAGGTATTTCTCCACAAGGAAACAATGGAGCTGCTGGAACAGATAACGGCGGTTCTCGTTGGGCTGCCGGCGGTGGCGGCGGTTCTGGTGGCGCAGGTCAAAGCGGAACAGCTGCACCTAGCGCACCATCAACAACAGGTACTGGAGGCAATGGAGGTGCCGGTACCGCCTCACCTTATTCTGGAACTCCAGCAACATACTCTGCTGGTGGTGGTGGTTCTGGCGGCACGGTTGCTGGCTCAGGAACTCCAGGAGTAAGTGGTTCTGGTTTAGTTGGTTCAAATCCTTCAACGAATGGTAATAACGGCTCTGATAATACTGGCGGAGGCGGCGGCGGAGGTTTAAGTGATAATGGAGGTAATGGTGGCAAAGGTGTTGTGATTATTCGTTACTCTGGTAGCCAAGGTGCTACTGGTGGTACCGTAACATCATCAGGTGGTTATACCATTCATACCTTTACTGGTGATGGAACATTCCGCTCTAATCAAGCATCATATTCAATCAATTAAGCGAAATAAATAAACGATGGCATATATCCAAAACAAATACCTTAACTGGTACAATCAATTGGTAAAAAAAGCCAAAGTTAGAAATTTAACAAAAGAAACTTCTGATTGTTATGTTGAGATTCATCATATTATACCAAAAAGTTTAGGTGGTAGTAACGATAAAGAAAATTTAGTGGTTTTAACTGCAAAAGAACACTATATCGCACATGAGCTTTTAGCTAGATTTACAAAAGGTAAACAAAAAATAAAAATGACTATGGCTTTATTTTGTATGTTAACATCAAATAATTGTAAAAATTCTATACAAAATAAAGCAAGATTGTATGAAAAAGTTAGAAATGAATATTCTAACCTCGTTAAAGGTGAAAATCATTTTAACTATGGTTTAATAAGAAGTGAAGAAACAAAAGAACTTATTCGGCAAAAAAGAGCTTTACAAGTTATGCCAAAAGAATGTTATGTTATTCGTTCTGAAAAGACAAAAGGTCAAATTTGGATGAACGATGGAAAAAGAAGTTATAGGATTATGCCAAACAAAGTTGAAGAGGCAAAACAAAAAGGTTATGTTTTGGGCAGATTCACTAACTACATAACAGAAGATTATAAAGAAAAAATAAAGAATAAAACAGTTCAGCAATGGCACAACATCAGAGAAGCTGGTTGCAGAAGTCCTAAAGAATATGCAGGAGAATCAAAATTAGCTACATAGGGAATACTCTACAATCAACATCGTTTGTAACAGATGTTTTTACTGGTGATGCTGTTACGACCGCATTTACTCTGTCACGAACACCAGCTTCCGTAACATCCATCATTATCTTTATTGATGGTGTTAAACAGGCATCAATTGGCGGTTCAGGTGCATATACATTAGTTGGCACCACACTTAACTTTACTGCTGCACCGCCTAACAATGCAGTCGTTGAGGTCATTCACTTAGGCGTCCAAAGCCTTGTCAATGTTCCTGCTGATGCTACTGTAACTGCTAATTCATTGGCACCAGAACTTCGTGCCATTACCGCAGAACAATTTACTGCCAACGGAACAGGCACTACATTTAATTTACAATACACACCGATTAGTTCCAATTCAGTTATCGTAACGGCTAACGGTGTTGTTCAATACGACTATACTGTTTCAGGTTCTACTCTTGTATTAAACTTCACACCAGCAAACGGCACAATTATTCGTGCTGCTGGTATGGGAAATATACTGACAACAGGAACAATTACTGATGATTCAGTTTCATCTGCAAAACTACAGGCTAACTCAGTATCTACAAGAGAACTGACCAATGATGCAGTTCAGGCCAATAATATTGCTGATGGTGCAGTTACAAATTCTAAACTAGGCGCTGATGTTGACCTAGGTATCAACCCATTATTCTTTACTGGTACATAATGGCAAACTCATATAAAATATTAGGGCAAATTGCACCATCACAAAATACACTAACGAATGTGTATGTAACTGGTGCATCTGTTTCATCTGTTGTCAATACAATCTATCTCTGCAATCAAGATAGTGCAAATGCCAATGTCTCGGTCATTGTAAGACCAGTCAATGAAGCTCTTGCCAATAAACACTATGTCTTGCAGAATCAAAGGTTAGATGCCGCAGACACGATTATACTCAATCTAAATATCACAATGAATTCTAGCGTTATTTTAGCTGCAAACATTTCAACCAGAGCAGGCGAAACACAATCAGCAAACTGTTCTGTAAGTGCTTTTGGTGTGGAGATTAGTTAATGGCTCAATCATACGAAATTCTTGGGCAAGTATCACCATCACCAAATACAGTTACCAATGTATTTGTGACTGGTGCATCTTCGTCTGCAATCGTTGGCACAATTACGCTACACAATTTTTCAGATAGCAATACAACTTATTCTCTTATTGTAAGACCAATCAACGAAGCAATTGGCAATAAACACTTTTTAATTCGTGGTGGTATTTTACCTGCAAGAGAACTCGTTACAATTACAGGTGCGGTTACAATGAATTCTTCGGCAATTCTTGCTGCAAATACAAATGGTTCATCAGTTTCAATTAACGCATATGGCGTGGAGATATCATAATGGGCGTTAAGTTTTTAAATCAAAATATTACAGTAAACACTACAAGACCAACAGGATTTAAGTTTCCTACTGGATTAACCTCAAGTATTCTTGCAAATACTGGCATTGATTATTTGGTAGTTGCAGGAGGAGGCTCAGGTGGTGCAGTTGGTCCAAACAGTAGTGGTGCTGGAAGCGGCGGCGGAGCAGGAGGTGTTTTAACTGGTTCAGGTTTATCTCTTGTTTCTTCTACAAATTATACTGTTACAGTTGGTGCTGGAGGTCCGGCTGCAGTTTCTGGATTTCCTTCTCCAGGCACAAATATTGGTGGTAATTCTGGTTCCTATTCTCTTTTTACGCCTGCAACACCAGCAAACACATTTTATCATTATGCGGTAGGAGGTGGAGGTGCTGGCAATTATGCCGCTGGGCAAGGAAATAGGGGAGGTTCTGGTGGTGGAGGTGCCGGGCCATCAGGAACCGGTGGTTCTGGAATTGCGCCACAAGGAAATAATGGAGGTTCTTCTGGTGGTCCAAATACTTGGGCCGGCGGCGGTGGTGGCGGAGCTGGAGCACCAGGAGGAAATGGTGGTCCTGGTAGTACCAGTGGCGCTGGAGGAATAGGAATTCAAACAACTATTGCTCCATCTGGAACACCAACATATTATGCTGGTGGCGGTGGCGGTGGTGGTAGCGATTCAATTACGAATGGTGCAGGTACGCCAACAACCGGAGGTGGAAGTGCTGGAGCACCAAATTTAAATAGTGCCTCTGCTGCAGAAAATAATTCTGGTGGCGGTGGCGGTTCTTCTGGTTGTGGTAATTTTAATCCTAATACGGGTACTGTTTCCTCTGGTGCTGGTGGCAAAGGCATAGTCGTTATTCGTTATTCATCCGCTGGGGGCCAAAGAGCTAGCGGCGGTACCGTAACAACTACTCCAAGTTATATCATTCACACTTTTACTGGTGATGGTACATTTGCTACTAATTCTAATTTTGGTGCAGCATCTTACTCCATCAACTAAAAATAAATACAAACAACCATGGCAATTCAAAAAGTAGACACACAAGAAATAGCAACTACTGGCGTAGCTGCTGGTACCTATGGTGGTGCAGAGCAAATACCAGTTATTACAGTTGGTGCTGATGGTCGTATCACTTCGTCTGCAAACACATCAGTATCAGCACCACTCCCAAATATTCTCATGTTATCAGGAATGTAAAACAAAATGGCACAAACATATAAACGATTAGGCGCAATCAACCCATCTGCCAATACGCAGACCAATGTGTATGTTGTGCCGGCTGCAACAGAAGCAGTTATGTCAACTATTACGATTTGTAATCAAGGTTCTTCAAATGCATCATATAGTTTAGCGCTAATGACAGCATCTGAATTTAATGCAGCGGCGCCGGCAGCCACATTTTTAGTTCGTGGTGCAACTGTACCTGCAGCAGATTCAATCATACTTACAATTGGACTTACGGCAAATGCTGGTTCAGTTTTAGCAGCTAATACCAATAACACAAACATTTCATTTGCAGCCTTTGGTTCGGAGATTAGTTAATGGGTAAAAGAAGTGGAAGCGGTAATATTGGACAATCCGTATTTGCTTCTGGACTCCGCAATGGTGTCTTTACTGGCGTTGGTGTAAGGCCGGTTGGTTATCAATATCCAACAGGACTAACACAAACTGGTGTTGGAAGAAATTCAATTGATTACCTAGTTGTTGCTGGTGGTGGCGGTGGCGGTGGAAACGCTTCTGCTTCAGGTGGCGGCGGTGGCGCTGGCGGATTAATACAAGCAAGTGCTGTTTCTGTAACAGATAGTGGTACATATGCCGTTACTGTTGGTGGCGGAGGACCTAGTAATACACAAGGGAATTATTCTCTTTTTAGAAATAGTTCTCCAGCAAATACCTTTTATTCATATGCAGTAGGTGGCGGCCGAGGTGGTGGCGATAGTGCTGGCGGCAATGGTGGTTCTGGTGGCGGCGGTAGTGGCCAATTTCCAGCAGGTTTTGTTGCTGGAGGTTCTGGTACACCAGGTCAAGGAAATAATGGCGGCGGCCGAAACCAATATACTGGTGGCGGCGGTGGCGGAGGCGCTGGTGGAGCTGGACAAGCTAGAGAGCCAGGTGCTTATGGTATAGGTGTTCAGGTACCTTGGGCAACAACAGCTGGTTACACTTCTGGATGGTATGCTAGTGGCGGTTCAGGGAATGCTTCTGGTTCAGGGCAAAATCCACAAGGCGGTGGAGGTTATGGGCCTACCAGTTCAAATGGTGATGCCGGTTATCCTAACTCAGGCGGCGGTGGCGGTGGAGCACACGCTCCCCAATCTACTGGAGGTACTGGTGGCAAAGGCGTTGTAATTGTTCGTTATGCTGGCAGCCAAGGTGCTGTAGGCGGCACAGTATCATCAACACCAGGTTATACTATCCATACTTTTACAGGTGATGGATTTTTTAACACAAATTCATCTTTCATTGGTACAGATAGTTACGCAATCAATTAACCATTATAAATACCTTCGTCATTTTTCATCATTGAAGGAGAAAAACAAACATGGCACACTTTGCAAAAATTAGAACATCAGACAATATCGTAATTCATGTATCCGGTGTAGATAACTGGAACATTGTTGACGGTGAAGGTAATGAAGTAGAATCAATTGGTATTGCTTATCTTGAGCAAGTTCACGGTGTAGATGCAAACCACATTTGGCGTCAAACATCATACAATGGCAATATGCGTAAAAATTATGCTGGTATTGGTATGACATGGGACGAAGGCCGTGATGCTTTCATTCCACCAAAACCATTTAATTCGTGGGTTCTGAATGAAACCACTTGCCGCTGGGAAGCACCAACAGCTATGCCAACAGATGCTGGCGAAAATGAATATTATCGCTGGGATGAACCAACAACTGCTTGGGTTAAAGAAACACGAACAGTTTAATTATTAACGGAGTGATTTACTATGGATGTGAATAATGTTGTTGAAGTGATGAATAATTTTAAAGGTGAAGGTGTCATGCCAGTAGGCGTTGACACCGCCATCAAAGCACTCAGACCGGGTGCAAGATGGGAAATCACCGTAGCAGGTGGTGAATATGTTTACCATAAATGGTGGGATCCAAATGGGTTGAAGCCGCCGACAAAGAAAGAAATTGATGATGAACTGGAGTATCAAACAAAACTTCAGAAATATTATCAGTATGCTTACAGTCGGTGTGCTGAATATCCTGATGGTTTTGAACAGTTAGATATGTTATGGCACGCTGTAAACAATGGTGAGAACCTGAAAGATTCTGAATGGTTTAAATCCATTGATGAAGTAAAGAAAAAATATCCAAAACCAGAGGGCGAACCTCCAGTTAAAGAGTAAAAATGGCACTTAATAGAATAACCGTAGATTCAATTGCAGCAAATGCTGTTACTAATGTTGGAATTGCAAACGGCACAATTGTTACAGTTGACTTAGCTGATAGTTCTGTTACTTCAGCTAAACTTGCTGCTAATGCTGATGCAGTCATCACTCTAAGTGTTGCATCTGGCGTTTATGGTAGCCCTACGGTAATTCCATCTATTAGAGTTGCATCTAACGGTAGAATTACTTCAATCAGTAACTCTGCTGTTAGCGGCATTGATGCTCATCCGTTTGTATTTACTGCGATAGGAACATAATGGCAGCCGCATACAAGATTTTAGGACAAACATTACCTACAGCTAATACGCTGAGTAATGTCTATGTTGTTCCTGCAGCAACATCAACAATTCTGAACACAATTACAATCTGCAATCAGTCATCTGCAAATGCCAATGTGGATATTGTTGTTAGGCCAATCAATGAATCTTTGGCAAATAAACATTACATTTTAAAAGGTGTTACAATTCCAAGAGCAGATTCTCTTATCTTCTCACCAGGTATTACACTTAATGCTGCCGTAATTGTTGCAGTCAATAATTCTGTTTATACTGGTGAAACTGCCGCAAGTATTTCATTTAATGTTTACGGAGTGGAGTTAACCTAATGCCAACAAATACCTACAAAATTTTAGGTCAGGTTAATCCATCTGCCAATACACAATCAAATGTCTATGTTGTCCCAGCGGCAACAGAGGCAGTTGTAAATTCCATTACAGTTGCAAACCAAGGAACATCGAATGTTTCTTATAGTGTGATTGTAATGCCTTCTGCTGAGTTTGCGGCTCCAGCATCAAATGGCAAATACTTTCTAATTCGTGGAAGTTCAATGCCAGGTGGTGATACTGCGACACTCACGCTCTCATTAACCTTACCAGCCGGCGCAGTTCTAGCAGCCAACACTAACTCAGGAAGCTTATCGTTCTCTGCATTTGGCGTGGAGATAAGTTAAATGGGCATTCGGTATTTTAACGCCGAAACCAATCAGAGTTACACAAGGCCAACAGGCTACTCTTTTCCTATTGGTATCTCTACTGTTGCTGCAAATACAACAATAGATTATGTTGTAGTTGCTGGCGGCGGTTCCGGTGGCGGATTTTATTATAATACATATGGTGGTGGTGCTGGCGGAGCTGGCGGTATGAAAATAGGCTCTGGTCAACCGGTTATTGTTGGCAGTTCTTATACTGTTACAGTTGGAGGTGGAGGCGCTGACCATGGCCCAGCAGGACAAGGAAATTATTCTCTGTTAACTATTTCTCCAGCAAACA